TACGCCTCGTTCATGGGTAGAGGGTGTATCTGATGTGATTGGTACTGTGCCCTTTGATGCAGAGTATGAGTCCTTCAAGGGTGCAGTGGGTGAAGGTGCGGCGGCTGAGTTTGTAGGCTTTGTAAAGGTATTCCGTAAGCTACCTAACCCTGATGCAGTACTGATGAACCCGACAACTGCTGACGTGCCGACTGACCCTGCCACCCTGTATGCCCTGAGTGGTGCTATTGCTGAACGTGCTACTGAAGGCAACTTTGAACGGGTCTGTACCTATGCAGAGCGTATGCCTGCTGACTTCTCGGTGCTTACTGTGTCGTATGCCTCACGTAAGAAACCCGAACTGTCTAACACGCAAGCGTTTACCAAGTGGGCAATGAAACACCAAGACGTATTGTTCTAAACCTAACCAACAGAAGGAGTACCTACTATGAATCTGAATGACAGAGCCTTACTTGTACAGTTATCCGTATCCCAATGGACTGCTCGCAAGTATGACAAAAAAGCAACACAAGATGTTGCCAATACTTACGGCACATCTACCCAAGCAGGTAGATACAACAAGGCATTACTGCCTGCCAATGACCTGCTTGACCATGTACATAAGAAAACTACCCATATCCGCACTAAGTTCTACGACAACACTTTACCTTGGGGTATGGAGGGTACGCAGATGCTACCCTCTGCCAACTACCTTGCCTTCATGACTGACTTCCGTAAGGAAAAGAATGAGTGGCAGTACCTTGTTGACCAGTTCATACAGAACTATGACCAGTTGCGACTGGATGCCAAGCGGTTACTCAACGGGCTATACAACGATGCTGACTACCCTGATGAGGTGGAGATAGCACGTAAGTTCAGAATGGACATGGCGATATTCCCTGTGCCCAGTAGCGACTTCCGTGTGAGCATTGCTTCTGAAGAACTTACTCGCATCCAAGAAGATGTTGAGCGTAGAGTAGCAGAAGCACAGAACGTAGCTATGAAAGAGGTATGGGACAGACTATACGAACGTGTCAAGCATATGGCTGAGAAGTTAGCAGACCCCAAAGCTATATTCCGTGACACCCTAGTAGAGAACACCAAAGAGATGTGTGCCCTACTGCCAAGACTTAACTTCATGGATGACCCTAACCTTGAAGCCTTAAGACTAGAAGTAGAAGGTGCGTTACTTAAACATCCTGAAGCACTACGTAATGACCCCGACCTACGCCGTGACACGGCAGTAGAAGCTAAACAAATCATGGACAAGATGTCCGTATTCATGAAAGGAATTTGATATGACCTCAGTCGTACCTAACCATAAAGACAGAGAGCCAATGACCAGTGCAGAGGAAGTAGCCATTGACCGACTACTTGCCAAGGCACGTACCGCATTGGTACTTGAACACCCCTTCATTGGTAACGTGGCATTGAATATGCCCTTTACTAAAGACTATACATGCAAGACTGCATGGACAAATGGCAAGCGTATAGGTTACAACCCATACTTCATCAAGGAACTAAACGATGAGGAACGTAAGTTTGTTGTAGCCCATGAGTGCTTACACCCCATGCTTGACCATAACTTCAGACGAGGTGAGCGTCAGCACAAGCGGTGGAATAAGGCAGGTGACTATGTGATTAATCAACTGCTGACCGATGAGAATATTGGCAAGATGCCATCCTTCGGACTGCTTAACCCACAACTGTACCAAGCAGGTAATCAAACGACCGATGGTATCTACAACTTGTTGCCTGATGAACCTGATGAAGGTGGTGGCGGTGATGGTACTGAAGCTATGGATGACTGCCAAGATGGTGGCAACACCCCTGCCGAACAAGCCCAACAACAAGCAGAGTGGAAAGTCCGTGTAGCACAAGCGGCACAAGCCGCTAAAATGATGGGCAAAATGAGTGCAGGACTAGAGCGACTGGTCAATGATGTACTTGCACCTAAAGTAGATTGGCGTGATGTGCTTCATAAGTTTGTAGAAAAGTGCAAGAGTGACCAACGTACATTCGCTAGACCTAATCGTAGGTTCTTATCACAAGGGCTATATCTACCAAGCGTAAGTGGTGAAGCACTCGGTGAAATGGCTATCGCAGTTGACTGCTCAGGTTCTATTGACGATGACATTCTTGCCCAGTTTGAAGGTGAGATTACTGCTATCAAGGAAGATGGCAACCCAGTACGTATCCATGTGGTGTACTTCGATAGCGAGGTATCACACTACGAGAAGTATGAGCGTGACGATAGCTTAAACATCAAGGCACACGGCGGTGGAGGTACTGCCTTTAGCCCTGTGTTCAAGTACTTTGCTGACTATGACATCAACCCCGTAGCCTGTGTATTCTTGACTGACTTATGTTGTAATGACTTCGGTGACCAACCTGCATACCCTGTACTGTGGGTATCCACAATGGAAGGTGATGCCCCATTCGGTGAAGTGGTGGTGATGAAATGACGATAGAGAGTCCGTTTTATAAACAACTAAAGCAGGAGATACGTATGAACGTAGCAGACCAAGCAATACAAACAATCAACAACTTATCGTATCTTGTCAAAGAGTTATATCCTGATGACCCTGCGACACAAGAGATGCTTAACATTGACGAGGTGTTAGAGCAAGCACAGATAACAGTATATAACCTAAGTAAGAAGGAGGAGTAACATGGCAACAGTAAGATTTAGTAAAGAATTACAAGAGGAGATTGTTAAAAATGCAATGAAGATTTTTGATAAGCAGATGGATGAAGCAATACAATCTTATCCTAAAGACTGGGCAGACAGAATATACAACCGCATGTTTGCATCGTATATTCCATCAATGAACTCATTACCTTCTTGCTTTTTTAATGAGGTAGAAAAAATAACTATTGCTAAAATTGGTGATGTTGGCTTAAACCTAACATGTCCTTTAACTAACAAGCGCCCCTATCCGTATAGCATACCTAAGACTGATGACTTTCCAGTACAGAACACAGGCTATTACTCTAATACGGAACTCACACTCAAAGATATTTCTATGTTTGAGGACATCAAAGCAGAAGCTATCGCATACAAAGAGCGAGTACATGTAGTGACTGAACGCAGAGTTCTTTTTGTGGAACAAGTCAAGAAGATTATCAATGCTCATGCAACACTAGCCCCTGCCCTAAAGATGTGGCAACCCTTATGGGACTTGATTCCCGAGGAGTATAAGGAACGCCACCGCAAGGTAGTAGAACGTACCAAGAACGACACGCAAGTGGATGTTGACTTGGGTTCTTTAACTGCCACAGTAGTAGCACACAAACTAACACGATAAGGAATAGATATGCGTACAGATAAACTTTCATATAAAGAAGTTGCTGAGTGGTTTACAAGGGCACGTAACCCTGATGCAGGTAGACCCGTTATGTCATGGGCACGTATGTATAAGGTAGGTGATACCTATGAACTACGATTCGATACAGCAGTAGTCGGTGTATTCACACCTGACAACAAGTTTACGTTTAAGTTAACCTCACAAGAAGCAAGACGTTGTAGCATCACTCTAAGTCAAGCACTCCAACGTGCTATTCCATTCCTATGGACACGTGTAGCTACTGGTAGATACACAGTAACATGTACTACTGGATTCAGAGAGTATTGTGAAGATAATCCTGATGGTTATAGATGGGACTACTTTAAAACTGCGCCTGCTTATGATGTGTTTGATGGCTTACAGTTTGACCTTAACACTTATGAACCTACTAATGCAAAGCCACCTCTCAACAGTACTGATGTGATAAAAGAAAACAAACTAATGTGGTTACGCTCATTGCGTAAATTCAAAATGGCGATTAAAGTACGAGCAAGGATGGGTGTACTTGAATCACTCATTAAAAAAGTAGAAGCAGAACGTGTAGGTATCAATCGTCACCAATGGGAGATGCCTGACTGGGGTTCTGATACATGGCAAGAAGTACTCTATACTTCCATCCGAGATAGTGAGTGCTCAATGGAACTACTAAAAGGATTTATTAAATCCGTTAGTACGGGGTACTATTCCTCAACAGTATCAGTAGAAGAAGTTATTGAGGAAGTAGACAAAGTATGTACTACTTACAGTATAGATTTACGCAGACGATTTGGAGTGTTCAATGAAGTGCCCACAGTGCAAGACAAGAATGAAGTGCCTAGACACACGATGGAACGAAGCCACAGTACAGACTCGCAGGCAATGGTCATGTAAGTGTGGTGTTAGGGGTGCTACTCTTGAAAGATGGGAGAGTACCCCTTTACGCAAAGCACCAAAGAAAGCTAAGAAGATAAACGTAGAGAAGGCAACCGATACGCTTATGTCTGCTTTCTATGGTGTGCCTAAAAAGACTAAGCCAAAGACAGAGAAACAAGTTGTTGTTGAACATACCCCAACTAAGTCAATGTTTGAAGATGTAGATGAGGATAAATACTACGATGATTTTTCTGACCTTGGTTTAGATATACCTAAAGGAGATAGATGATGGTCGATAACTTTAAACGTGATGGTACTTACGCAAACTTTATCGGTAGCGTAGCTTTTGAAGATGATGGTGGATGGAGTAAGGAAGTATGGGATGCCTCATGGGCTGAACAACAGAAGTACATTGACCTATTACGTGCACGGGTCAAGGTGTTGGAAGAAGAATGTGCATGGCTTAACTCAGTAGGAAAAGACAAATGAAAAAATCTAAATCAACGAAGGTCGCAGAGTATCTCTTGGCAAACCCAAGTGCCATACCCAAAGAAGTTGCCACGAAGTTCAAGTGTGCACTACCCCTTATTTATGCGATACGCAAGCGTGTGCTTAGTGGTTCTATGCTAGACAAAGCACACCCAGTAGTAGGTGGCAATGTCGACCAACAACAAGTTGGTGGGACACACTACAAAGACATGGGGGTACAACCTTGGATAGCAATGGAAGCATGGATGACACCTGAGCAGTTCGCAGGATTCCTACGTGGTAACGCTATCAAATATCTTGCAAGGTGTGATGTCAAAGGGGGCATTGCTGACATCAAGAAAGCACGGCACTACATCGATAAACTTGTTGAGGTGCGTGAAGATGACTGAGGTTATCTGGGAGGTATTCAAATGGGCAATGTTCTTACTCGGATGCTTTACTGCATTGGGTATAGTCGTTGCCCTCACTTTCATATGGGTGCAAGACCGTGAATAACTATGAGTTCTTTGATTACTCAACAATCATGTTGTGTATGGACAGACTTAATAAAGAAATCCACCAGTGCTTGTTATCACACGAGTATGCCGATGCTCGTGCTAAGTCACAGGAACTTTTATTTCAAACTCGGCTACTAAACCTGTGGATTGCACAGGAGATTGAGAGAACCAATGGACATCGTGACCATAGACTTTGAAACGTACTATGACAAAGACTTTAGTCTATCGAAGATGACCACCGAACAGTATGTTCGTAGCGATTTGTTTGAGGTCATCGGGGTAGGCATCAAGGTTAACAATTACCCTACGGACTGGTACTCAGGCAGTGACCCTGCCAAGTTCCTGAAGTCGCTTGACTATTCAGACAAGGCAATCCTTTGTCATAACACCGCCTTTGATGGTGCAATCTTATCGTGGCATTATGGAATCAAGCCGAAGTTGTGGCTTGATACTTTATCTATGGCAAGACCAACCCATCAGATGACTGTGGGGGGTTCGCTCAAAGCATTGGCTACTTACTATAAGTTGGGGGCTAAAGGTGAAGAAGTTATCCTTGCACTAGGTAAACGCAAAGCAGACTTCACACCCGAAGAACTTGCACGATATGGGGAGTACTGCAAAAACGATGTGGACTTAACCTATCAGTTGTTCAAGAAGTTATGCAAAGGATTTCCTACCAGTGAGTTGATGGTCATTGACCAAACACTACGCATGTACACCGAGCCTACGATTGAACTTGACAGGGAACTCTTAGAGCAACATCTTGAGGAAGTCAAAGCAAAAAAGCGTGACCTTATCACTGACATGGGACTCACTGGTATCAGTGACGAAGCAATCACCAAGACGTTGATGAGTAATCAAATCTTTGCGAAGTATCTCACCAACCTCGGGGTCGAGCCACCAAAAAAGATAAGCCCTCGCACAGGCAAGGAAACGCTTGCGTTCGGAAAGACCGACAAAGAGTTCATCGAACTTCTCGAGCATCCTAATGAGAAGGTTCAGGTTGCGGTCGCTGCGAGGCTCGGCGTGAAGTCCACACTAGAAGAAACTCGCACCGAAAATTTGATTGGAGTGTCCGAGCGAGGTCGCCTGCCAATCATGCTCAACTATTATGGTGCGCACACAGGCAGGTTCTCGGGTGGTGACAAGCTGAACTTGCAGAACTTACCTGCTCGTGGGAACAACACAATCCGACGGGCATTGAAAGCACCCAAAGGACAAGTTCTTGTGGCATGTGATTCATCACAGATTGAGGCCCGCATGGTAGCGTGGGTAGCAGAGCAACACGATTTAGTTAGTGCGTTTGCACAAGGTCGTGATGTATATAGTGAGTTCGCATCAGAAGTTTATGGGCGAGCCATCACCAAGGATGACAAGGTAGAACGATTTGTTGGTAAGACTTGTATCTTGGGACTTGGCTATGGCATGGGGGCTGAGAAGTTCAGACGTACCCTAGAGATTGGGCAAGGTGATATTAGTGTGAAGATTAGCCTAGACCAAGCTGACAGGATTGTGCGTCTATATAGACAGAAGAATCACAAGATTGTTTCTCTATGGCAGAAGTGTGGAAGCGCACTGGGTGGCATCGTAGCAAGACAGACAGGCTCTATTGCAAAGATGTTGGAGTATGACGAGCAAGGCATTAGGCTACCCAACAGCTTGTACATCCGCTATCCCGCACTCCGTGCCAACGGAACGAACTATGAATACATCAGTGATGCACGAACATATCGTAAGGCAATCAAAGAACGAGTCATAACTGGACAGGTAGACGAAATCTCATGGACAAAAATCTATGGGGGTAAGGTCACAGAGAACCTCATTCAAGCGATGGCTAGGATTGTTGTATCAGAACAGATGACTGCCATTGGGCAACACTACCACGTGGCTTTCCAAGTACATGATGAGATTATCATCACGGCCCCGGAGGACAGGGCATCAGAGGCAGAGCAACATCTTGTCAGGATTATGTCCACTGCACCTAGCTGGTGTACCGATTTACCTGTGGCTTGCGAAGCAGGCTACGCAACTAACTATGGAGATACATAATGAGCATCACAAACTTGACTGAAATAGTAGGAAATACCCGCAAGCAGGAAGTTGTTGCCATGTTGGAGTCGGCAATGGCACGTGTCGAGGAGGGGGGTGCGACTGATGTTCTTATCATGCTTAAGGCAGATGACAAATACATGCGCTACTCCACCAAGATAGACAACGTAACTGAGGTAATTGCCCAGTTGGAAATATTAAAGTACGACATCTTGCGCCGTATGCATGAGTGAGGTACACTGTACTTTCCAACAAACAGAGAACCCCAAGGACACCCCGAGGGGCTATAATTTATGCACTTAAGCCATTCCTATTCGGCAATTAAGCTATACGAGAACTGCCCGTATCGCTACTTTCGGCAACGCATTGTTAAAGATGTTGTTGATGCAGGTGGTGAGGCTAGTAAGTATGGCGAACGCATCCATGAATACCTTGAGCATAGGCTTAAGTCTGCTTCCCTACTGCCCCAAGAGATTGCTCACTATGAACCCCTGTGTGCATCGGTCGAGCGTATCTCAAAGGGGGGTGAACTACACATCGAGAAAGAGCTAGTCCTTAACGACAACCTTACACCAACAGGTTGGTGGGATGCTGACGCATGGCTACGTTCTAAACTTGACATTCTTGTAATCAATAAAAACATTGCGAACGTGATGGATTGGAAAACAGGCAAGCGAAATGCTGACCAATTCCAAATGCAACTGTTCGCTGCGCAAGTGTTCAAGCACTTCCCTGACGTGCAATCAGTACGCACTTCTTTGGTATGGCTCAAGACAATGGAGATGGACACAGAGACCTACCACAGAGGGGAAACCAACACGCTATGGGCAGACATTATGAAGCGTATACAACGTATTCATACAAGTTTAGAGCACGACAACTGGCCTGCTAGACCATCAGGATTGTGCAGGTTTTGCCCTGCTCGTCATGACTGTGACAGTGCTAGGGTTTAACCTAATAAAATAAAACTTGACAAGTGTGTAAAGGGGCGTAAGATGAGTGCTATGACACCCGAAGGTAAGGTAAAACGTAAGGTTGTCGAGGTGTTAAAGGCAAAAGGTATTTGGTATTTCTTCCCTGCAAACAACGGCTTTGGGATGGCAGGAATACCCGACATCATAGCCATAGTCAGGGGGCAGTTCCTTGGCATTGAGGTTAAAGCAGATAGGACAAAGAAGCCTACTGCCTTGCAGATGCAGTGCGGTGCAAAGATACAGAAGGCAGGTGGTTGGTGGATGGTTGTTTTTGACCAAGAAACCACTGACCAACTGAGTGTAGTTATACAAGAGAAACTTGACAGGTGACAACATGCTAGTAGTTGAAAGGGCTAAGACCCTTGCACTTAAATTAAACAATCCCAATCGGGTACTTGACAGTATTCCGACTGCAAAGACTGTGATGGTTCGGGGTATCCCGCTTGTCCTTACTCCACATAGCCTTGATGAAGTACGTGTGCTACGCAACTTGGGTATTGATGCGCCCTCACCCATCCTACATTACTACGATTGGTGTGGACAGTACACCCCATACGAACATCAGAAACAAACATCAGCGTTCTTGACGCTTAATCAACGCGGGTTAGTGTTGAATGAAATCGGCACTGGTAAAACCCAATCTGCACTATGGGCGGCGGACTATTTGATTAAGACTAAGCAGGTCAAGAAGGTGCTCATCATGTCTCCACTATCCACATTGGAACGGGTATGGGGCGATGCAATCTTTACAGGATTCCCTCATCGTAAATTTACTGTGCTTCATGGTACGGCAGACAAACGCAAACAACTTCTTAGGAAAGAGGTTGACTTCTACATCATTAACCATGATGGCTTTAACATCATCTCTGAACAAGCATTAGGTATGTTTGATTTGGTAATCATTGATGAGGCGGCGGTGCTACGTAACCCATCGACACAAAGGTTTAAGGTATTCCGTAAATGGTTGGAAGCTAATTCAGCAACACGTTTGTGGTTGATGACTGGGACACCTACACCCAACGACCCAACAGATGCATGGGCACTGGCTAAATTAGTTAACAGTCCATACTGTACAAAAACATATACGGCTTTCCGTGAACAGGTCATGATGAAGATTGGGCAATGGAAGTTTGTACCTCGCCCTGAGTCAGTAGATATAGTGAAGCACATCCTACAACCTGCGGTAAGGTATACCCGTGATGAGTGCTTTGACTTGCCTGATACAGTTGTACAGACAAGACAGGTAGAGTTGACACCCGAACAGAAGAAACATTATTCGCAAATGCTACGGCATTTCGTAACCGAGATGACTACCGATGGAACTATCACGGCAGTTAATGAAGCAGTCAAAATTCAGAAGTTAGTTCAGATAGCCTGTGGTGTAGCCTATGGTGACGATGGACAGAACATTGAGTTGGACTGTACCCCACGTGTTAACTTAGTAAAGGAGGTAATTGAAGAAGCAGGAGAAAAGGTAATTGTATTCGTACCACTGACGGGTACTTTGCATATGTTGGAGAAAGAACTTAGCAAGCATTGGACAGTAGCGGTTGTGAATGGTGAGGTATCTGCATCAAAGCGCAACCAAATTTTCCATGACTTTCAGCATGAGAAAAATCCACGTGTGTTAATTGCTCACCCCGCAACAATGGCGCACGGCTTAACGCTAACAAGTGCATCCACCATTGTCTGGTATGGCCCGATAACTAGCAACGAACAATATGTTCAGGCAAACGGGCGCATTGAGCGTATCGGCAAGAAGCATGTATCGAACGTCATTCACATCGAGGCGACAGACCTTGAGTACAAGATGTACGAGCGATTGAAGAACAAGCAGAAATTGCAGGGACTGCTTCTTGATTTAATTCAACAACAGACTAATAGGTGACAACTATGACTGTACAAGTAGATGATGTAGTGGCGACCTACATGAAGTTGAGGTCGCAGAAGGAAGCTATGGAGGCTGAGGTGAAGGACAGAGTGTCTACCATCAAAGCCAAGATGGAGAAGTTAGAAGCATGGATTAAAGAACAAGCTGACATACAAGGTGTGACATCGTTCAAGACCAAGCATGGCACTGCGTTCTTAACCACCACAGACTATGCCAACGTAGGCGACTGGGATGCAGTACTTGATTTTATCCGCACACAAGAAGCGTTTGACATGCTTGAGAAACGCATCAGTAAGATTGCCGTACGTGGATATATTGAGGCAAATAAAGCCGTACCCCCCGGAGTTAACTACGGCACAAAGTTAGAAGTGAACATTCGTAAACCCGCTAACCGAGTGGAGGACTAACATGGAATGGCTACGTAGATGGATTATGCAAGCCGCTTACGATGGGGCACACCAAGCCATAACAGAACATGTTACGGCAGATAAAGTAAAGCGCAAGCTGAATATCAGTAATGAGAATCAACTAGAGATGTTTGCCACTGAAAAAGCACGAGCAGTGGCAATGCAAAACAATAGCTTAACCAGTGGTTTTGCTAAAGCTAAACGTGCGACCAATCGTATTTAACCCGCTCACTAAAGGAGAATATCTATGAGCAATGCAATTACTCTTGCTAACGTGCAAGTTCCTTCCCACCTCGCCCAACGTGTTGGTGTCCCTTCTGTTTTATCTCAGTCCTTAAGTGGCGGTATTGGTGGTGGCGAAGCTACTGCACGTATCTCTATTAAAGGTAGTCGCTTCCGTATTGCCGAAGGTGGTACTGAGACTGTGCTTGACTCTACGTCTTTGGACATTGTTGTAGTCGGTGCTAACCCACGCCTATCTAAGACTTGGTATGCCAAGGCGTGGACACCTGAGAGCGAACCATCTAGCCCTGACTGTTTCTCTTTGGATGGTGTTAGCCCTGATACCCAAGCCACTGAACCACAGAATGACCTGTGTGCATCTTGCCCACAAAACGCATGGGGTAGCAAAGTGACTCCGCAAGGCAAGCAAATCAAAGCCTGCTCTGACCAAAAGCGTTTAGCAGTTGTGTCTGCCGATGACCCAACAGGCCCAATCTACCTGTTGCAAGTTACCCCTGCCGCACTGCAAGGCTTAAGCAAATACCAAAAGGAGTTGTCTCTGCGTGGTATCCCTGCTGAGATTGTCCGTACTCGTGTGTCCTTTGATACCGATGCATCATTCCCCAAACTGAAGTTTGACTTTGGCGGTTTCTTGGATGAAGTGACCCAACAAGAAGTTGATAGACTGTTTGGCACAGAAGAAGTTCGTCAGATTACAGGTGAGTTGCGTACGTCTGCTGCCCCGGCAGTACCAAAGATTGCCGCACCACAACAAGTTGCACCGAAGCCCGCTCCCGTAGTGGCTCAACCTGAACCTGCTCCTATCCCCGTGGCAGAACAACCTGCTCCTGCGAAGCGTGGTTTTGGTGCTCCTAAAAAGGCAGTTGCTACCCCACAGGCTAAGGCTCAGCCTGTTGCTACTGCCCCATCTGCCGCATCATTGGCTGATGAGATTGCCGCACTTGTCGGGGAGGTAGCCGCAGATGACGCCTAATATGCCTATTGACTTTACAAAGGTCGAGGCATTGCGGAAGCACATGATGCTGACAACCAGTGACATGGCTTCCCTATTCGGTGTCAGTCGTATGACGTATTATGGTTGGGTGCGGGGGAAAGTTATCCGCAAAGCTAACGATGGTACTGTCAGGACTGTCCTCAAACAATTGCTTTCTATTATGGTAGATGACAAATGGCCTACACCTGCCGTCATTGCTATGGAACAAAAGCAGAGGAAAGAACGCCTTGACGAACTTATGAAGCGTTTTAACTGAGGGACAGGGGGGGCTAACTACCCCCCAATAACGGGGATATTATGGACACGCTGAGTTTTTTTCAGCGAGTACTACCAACTGAAGGATTGTATTGTATAGCTAGTTTTGAGCGGGATAACCCTGCACCAAGACATGGCTACTTTGATTCGGTAGAAAAACTCGCACAAGTTGCACTTGCCCTAAATAGCAGGGGGCAAAACACGTACTACGCCATCTCTACATTCACAGAGAAGCGTAGGAAGCAGGAGTTTGTTGAGCGTACAAAAGTACTTGCGATAGACGTTGACTGCGGTATTGGTAAGAATGGAAAGCCAAAGCCATTCATTGATGCAAGCGAAGGGGCCAAGGCTCTGATTGCCTTTGTCAAAGATGTTGGACTACCCATGCCGATGATTGTTTCGTCGGGTAACGGATTACATATTTACTGGATTCTTGATGTAGCGGTTGCGCCTGCGCAGTGGAAGCCATTGGCTAACGCATTGAAAGCGGCTTGCTTAGAGAAAGGGTTCACACCTGATATTGGTGTGACAGGGGATAGTGCACGTATTCTTAGACCGATTGGATGCATAAATCCCAAAGGTAATAAGACTGCGGTATTGTTGCGTGATGCACCTGATGTAACCTACAACCAGTTGTGGGCGGTACTCGAACCTTTTACTCATGGCTCATCTTATGAGCTACCCGTTGAACAGACACGCAGCAACTCGTTGCTAGATAATCTAGCAGTCAAACATGAATACCAACCTGCAAATGCAGAGCGAGTGGTTGCAGGATGCCAACAGATTAAATGGGGTATTGAGAATCAGAACAATGTGACTGAACCCTTTTGGTGGAAGATGATGGGTGTCGCCGCTTATTGTCAAGAACCAGTAGCTACTGCGATTACATGGAGCAAAGAATATAAAAATTTTAATGAGAGTGAAGTAATCACCAAAATTGAGAACTGGAAGAATGGCGCAACAGGCCCAACACTGTGCGAGAAGTTTATGCTTGAGCGACCTGATGGTTGTAAGGGTTGTAAGTTTAAGGACAAGATTGGTAGCCCCGCAAGACTAGGTACACAACTAGCTGAAGTCAAATCAACGGCAGCTATGGTTGACCCTCTTGCCGCAGTTGTACCAGTACCCAAGCCATTTAAACGTACCACTGATGGTATGAAGATGGTCATTGAGGAAACAGATATTGACGTATGCAAGTTCGACTTATACCCAGTGGGGTATGGCAAAGATGAAGGACTTGGCTACGAGGTTGTTCGCTTTATGTGGAATCGTCCACACGTTGGATGGACTGAGTTGGTAATGCGTCAGGCTAACTTGGCGCAGGGTAGTCGTGACTTCTCTACCACAATCGCAGACCAAGGCATCCTTCTTTTTAACAAGTCACAAACGGAAAACTTCCAAATGCTTTTACGTTCATACATGGAGGAGTTGAAGCAACGCCGAGGACTAACAAACTTGTATTCATCAATGGGTTGGAAATCAAACTACAACGAGTTTGTCATTGGTAGTTCGCTTCTACGCCGGGACTCCAACGGCACAGTCACTACTGAGCAAGTCAACCTAGCCCAAGGGGTAGGAAAAATATCTGAGGATATGTACGGCACGAAAGGCGACTTGCAGGAGTGGGTTAACTTTACCCGCATCCTTGACTCTGCTGATTTAAAACTCCACAAGTTCCTAATCGGTTTTTCATTTGCAACACCATTGCTCAAGGTCAGTGGCTTAAAAGGTTTGATTCTTTCTTTGTATGGTAAGACTGGCGGGGGTAAGACACTAGGTCAGTACATGATGCAATCCATATGGGGCAATCCTGACCAACTCCATTTCGGTGGGAAGTTCACACAGAACAGTTTGTTCTCACGCCTTTCATTGCATGGCAACCTACCCATGACAGTAGACGAACTGACAATGCTTGACCGTGAAGAAGCAGGCGACCTTATCTACTGGACATCCCAAGGTAGGGATAAGGCACGACTTAACCGCAGTGCAGAAGAACGAGCAACCAAAGAGTGGGCGACCACTATGACTGTATCGACTAACGAATCACTGCACAGTATGTTGTACGCAGGTGGTCATGCTACGGACGCCAAGCTTGCTCGACTGCTTGAGTTTAATGTTGCACCGCACCCATTGTTTACTAAGGGTAGCCAAGTGGGTCGGCAGATTCACGCTTTCCTAATGAATAACTACGGCACAGTAGGGCAAGAGTTTGTTAAACACTTGATGCCGTTGGGTATAGATGGACTAAAGGCAATGCTCGACCACGCCATCAATGAGTTCCCTAAGAAGTATGGAATTAGCTTTACTGGAGACGAACGCTTTTGGGAGGTCGGTGTTGTGCTTTCAGACTTAGGCAACCAGTTGGCTAAAGAGTATGGGCTTATCCAGTATGACTATCAAGACGCAACTGAGTGGGCACTGGGTGAACTGAAGTCCATGAAAGTATCTGCGGCAACTAATCGTATGGATGCGTTTGATGCACTGGGCGAGTTCATTAACGAGAACATGGATGCAACTTTGACTGTGATGCACACCCCCGGTCAGAAGCCAATGCGGGACAACAACCGTCCGTATATTGCAGACATCCTTGTGCGTTATGACTTGTATCGCAGAACCTACGATGGTAAGTTTGAAAGCGGCACAGTGCTTGTTGAAAGAACCAAGTTACGCAAGTGGCTTAGCACCCGTGGCTATGACTACAAAGCGTTTGTCCAAGAGTTTGAAACAGAGGGCATCATTGCCACACCGAAATCACAGAAAGCATACTTCGGTAAAGATGTTGGCATTAAGATTCCACAATGCTACGTAATCGGCATCAACCTCAATCACCCACGCTTACTGGGAATCTTGGATGACGCTGACCAAGCAGTAACAGACTTAACCTACGGTCAACTCAAAGCGGTTTAGTCGGGGATTCCCGAAAGGGTTTCCTCGTCTACCCCATAGAGGCGGAGCATTTCTTTTGCTTCTGCTCTACCACCTTTGGCGGAGGACTTAAGGGCACGTAACGCAAGTGGTTTCTGTGCTTCACGATAGGCTTGACTCAAGCCTTTCTCGAAGTTACGAATCTCTAAACGTGTGCCTTTGGTGCTCTCGTTCCATGACTTGATGTATTCCTTGACATCCTTCTCAGCTTCCACATCGCCTGACAGTCGAGCGGCAACTGCTTGGCGGGTAGCTTCAGTCTTAATCATAGACATGTATGCTTGTTCCTGTGAGTCAGCCATCAACCAGTCCATTTGTGCCTGAGCACGGGATGGATACCAGCCAAGAGCCTTACCAAGTATTTCCCAAGCAGTAGCGTTTTGCGCCACAACATATCCCTTGGTGTCAACAATCGCACCAGTATCGTAGAACTTAAACGCAGTACCCAAGTTCTTGATAGCCGTAAAGGGAGAGTCAGTCGCTAAAGAAGTTATGCCTTTACGACCTGTGGCTACGGCAGGTAATGTGTTGAACGTGTATTCAAATGCACCCGCCAAGAAAGACGTTGGTGCACCTGCAATATTTACCACCTCACGCAGAATTTCTTGCTTGGTAGCCGATGGTTTAAGTAGGCCAGTTCCGGGGATTATGTCGCCAAGACCTAAGCGGTTAGAGAACGACAGACCAGTGAAATGGTCAAGCAAACCACGCATGATGATTGGGTTAATCTCAGCCGCCAACTCCTCACCGAATACGCTACGGGTCAGACGTGCAAACTCTTTTTCAACCGAGCCGACCTTCAAGCCAAGGCGTTGTGCGATGCCGTCAACAATGTCCAAGATGTCGTCAGAACCCGGTATGCCTCGTACTCCGGATAGCAAGAGCAACGACCCGAGCATGATGATGCGACCTTCATAGTTCATGTTCTTCAATAACTGAACCATCAGGATTGGGTACTGCTTATACATGTAGATGAACGACTGGAGTCCACCACGGAAAAAAGCAGGACGGTTGTACTGGGCGTAATCACCTTGGGTAGCATCAACGGCACGAGATGCCGCAGCACGGGCGGCAAGGTCAGCTTCATTGTGGGCTAGGCCAGCAGCACGTTGGCGGTCATACTCACCACGATATGCTGCTAGGAGTGTGGTGCGGCGGTTAAATTGTTCGGAGTAACTGAATGGAAGCATCCATACCTGAATAACTTTTTGTGCGGTTGGATTGCCAGTAATCTTACGACCACGGCTAGTACCAGTCAGAGCATTAAACTGTGCCGCATCAAGGCGTTGTTCCTCAGTCATGGTTTGGAGGAAGTTCAGTTCGGCAAACGTCAACCCATCCTTGTTCCTATCTTCACCACTGTCTTGCAGTTCTTTAATCTGTCCTTTGATGTAGTCTAGGTTGGCGTAACGGAAGCTACCTGCTTTGCGACCATAGTCAAATAACAATGTGGCGGCACGACCTGCGCCTAACCCTAAGCCAAATCCATTCTTAGGATTGAAAGCTGAGAGATACGCCCATGAGTTGGTTGGCAACGAAAGCATCTGTGTGACACCAGTAGCAATAGAGCCACCAAGTTGAGCAATAGCCGCCCAAGTACGAGCCGCAACAGACCATTCGTTGTTTGTCCAAATGTCGTCAGCATGAACAATGTCACCCGTGGATTCTTTCCAGTCGAGCAAAGACTTAGCACGTTCTTTGTACCAGTTGCCACGCTCTACACGCTTACCATCAATAACTTCAACGGCATTGTCGTAATAGAACTTCTCTTGGAAGTAGTCACGAGCGGCAATTTCTTTGGCTTCACCAGTGCTGCTTTCCCATTTAACACGGAGTTCTTCCAAGCGAGTTGGGTCGCCCTGCCAGTTGTATGGGTTGTCTAGTACTTCGTCGTACTGATGGCGGAACTCTTTGTTGGCTGCGGTATATGCCTGCTGTTCTAGGTAGGCTGACGCACTCTTGACAACATCTTTGTCCCAGCCCGGTACACCCGAACGCTTTAAGTTTGCACGAGCACGAGTGTTCTGTGCCGTAAGTTTCTGAACCAAGGTTGTCCGTTGCTCGGGAGTAATGTTAATACCCAAACGGCTTAGCGAATACATTACCTCGTCATAGTGAAGGATGTCCACAAGGGCAGGAGTCTGCTCTGCAACCGATGCAATGGCTCGCAACTTAACTGTCTGCATATTGCCATCGGCGTCACGCATATCGTGCTCACCTGCAAACAAGTTGTCCAGTTCGTCTTGAACTTCTTGGGCATCTTTTTGGTTAGCGGTCTTGCCGTAGAACAAAGAGTCTTGTTGCCCTTGACGTAACTTAATAGGAACTTCTTGTCCGTTGACAGTCTTATAGGCTTGAATACGAATTTGCCAATCGCCTTCACGAATAAGGGGAACGTACGAACCAGCAATGGTTCGTTTGGCGTAGAACTGGTCATCATTAATAGAAGCGGCAAACATTGCACGTTCTTCAATGCGATGCTCCAATGCCCAAATAGAACTATCCCGAGTATCGTCTATATCAGGGTCTCCCTTGGTGCGGAGTTTCTTGCGCATACCACGCACAATCGTATCAACCTCTGCGGGGGTATAGCCTTCGACCATTTTGGACAGGTCAGTTAGTGCAAAGTCAGTGTAGAACGCACGGGCAAACTTCATACGTAGCCACTCGTTGGCATCCTCTTGAGAAGCCTCGCTCATTTCAAAGCGGTTGTTCTTGTAGCCTGAATCCTTTAGGCGCATGCGGTCGTACTGCTCAACTATATCCTCAATGAACTTAGTTTCTTGTGCCGTCAATGACTGGCTAAACGATGCACCAACACCGGAAGTAATGGCACGGGCTTGCTCGTGGATAGCACCAAGATACTTACCAATCAATACGTCAGCCGCCGACTTAGAGATAGCTTCGTGGAACTGCAAGTACACCTGATACTCAATACTTGTACCTGTGTAAGTCACAGTGCCATCGTCATTCTCGATTACAGTACCATCAACATCTTTAAACCAGCCAAGCGAATCCGTTAAACGAGGAGCCTCATAGGTCTTATCGTTCATCTGCTTGGTATAGTACCGCTTGGTACTTTCTACATTACTAGCGTATCTATTTTCAAGACGTTTAATGCGTAGTTCAAACTCTAGTTTGGCTTCTTCATTAGTAGCCGCAGCCAGTTTCTTTTGCAGACGGGCAAGTTCTCTGTCCTTACCTGCTTCCATAATGGCAAGCTCTCTGTCCCGTTGCGCAGCCAGTTCCGCTTTGTACTCCTCGGTCATTGGGCGTTCTTCCGTACCCTGTTGGACTTTAAAGCCACTACGGAATTCTTCAGGCGTCATACGACCAGCCTGTTTTAACTGGTTAAATCCGTCTACGTTTATCTTAGGTATTGGTTCAAGATTGTTAGGGTCATAGAACACAATGTTGTCCATCTTAGCGATGGCGTTATCCGACATTTGGTTCATCTTAAACAGCGTAGCGTATGCCATCAACTCACCGGCACGGACACTTTGCTCAGCCGTTAAACCCTGTCCAAACCCAAGGAACTTAGCTTCATGGGCAATATTGGTCATCTCAGCATACTGAGTCTTAAGTTCAGTCTGACGAGCCGCTTGGTCTTGTAGCAACCTAAAGATATTGAAGTAGCCCTTAGACTTACGAGCCATGTTGTCTTGAGTTTGAATACCATCAAGAACCTTTTGAACCACGTTACTTACGTTGGCAAGGACACCCTTGCCTTGCTTACGCATTTCAGCAGACTTCTGTGAAGCATCCACAATATCACGGATGGAACGCTCAAGGTTTCCATAAACGGCAAAGTTGCGGTTTACAAAGTTCTGTGCAAAGTTAGCAGAACCTTGGGCAGCAGACTGGGCAAAGCGTAATACTTCAATATCAGACTGTTCAGTAGCCAGTGCTTCGCTGATTTCTTTAAACAAACCAGAGGTGTTTACTTCACTACGCCCAACGCCTTGACGCACGTACTTGCGTGATAGGCTGATAAGGTAACGGGCTGCGTCGTCATTGAACGAAAAGCCGAGTTTATTCAACTGGTCTTTTAACCAGTTCCAAAATCTAAGGATTGTGTTATTGTCAATGGCAGCAGCGCGGTCTGCCAACACCTCCTCGACTGCTTCGAGGAATGGGATTCCTTTGCCGTTCGCATATACGATTGCCTCATTTGTGAGATGAGGGTCAGCATCGGCAACGAACTGGAGAATCTTGTTAAGTGCTTGATTACTAAACAATCCACGGAAACCTACGTGCCCAAGAGTTTCATGGGCAATGATAAAGCGAGCGTGTTCTTCAGAGTGGATGAGGTCTGCAAACAGAACCACGTTGTCACCCCAAGCCATACCTGCGGCGTTGACCGCTTCGATGTCACCATCTCTACGGGCTTTTGCTGCCGCTTCAAACAGGGCAGGGTTGCTACGCTTCATGTCTTGGATATTGGCAAACACAGATACCCGTGGCTTACGAGCGTACTTAGAAATAACTCGAGCCGCAAACAAGCGCAATGGGCCAACTTTCATTGGCGTTAAGGGTTTACCATTAGAACGGAAAGCACGCCAGTCGTCATCACTATTTGGCTTGCGGTCATAGAATGGGTCAAACTGGAGGTCATCCAATGTGGTCTGGTCTTCAGTATCTTCCAAGTCCCGCAATTCTTTACGAGCGGTTTCATGCTTTGCTACAAACTCAGTCTTAGTAGTCTTTTCTTCAGCCACAGTATTAGGGATAAAGTAAGACGTACCAGCAGGTTGGGTTACTAAGGGATTTCCATTAGTGTCAAAGAAGTCTTTGATGCGACCACGTTTACCGACAAGGAAAGTATCATCGTCAATCTTGCCATAGAGTTGTTTAAGTTTGTCAATCAACTGCTTGCGGTTAGGCCATTGTGGATTAGAGTCAATGAAGTTAGCAAGGCTTTCTTCAGGAGTAATCTCAGAGTTTGCCCCAATGGTTTCTCCTACCACTGCTTCTTGTGTAGTTTTTGCGCCGGGGACACGTACGTTTTTCAGTACGTTCACATCGTTTAACAAGCCAGCATCAGCCAACAGACCATACAGGCGTGACTTCGGAGAGATAGATTCTTCATCCAATGCAATCTCACGCAGAGCGGCTACATAGTCGCCCTTCGGTACACCGCCTTCATCTGTCAAGAACTTTGTAGATGTCTTACGTAGATACGTACGGTCTGCTGAGGTTACATAAGCAGACACAATGTCATACAAAGCCTCAGCATAAGCTGCTGCGTTTTTAGTTGTTTCGGCAGTTTCAATAGCCAAGTCAAGTTCTTCGTTGGCTGCAACTGTCTCAGCACTAGCTTCATTCGGCCCACGTTTAGGTTGGCTTTCGACCACAGTAGGCTGAGCCGTTGTACCCATAAGTTGCCCAACCATTGCAGCTAAACCACTCGGGCCTTTTTGCAACTTGGCTGCTTTTGGTGCGGCTTCAGCCTTAGCCTCAGTTTTTTTTGCTGGGGCTTTCTTTAGTGCCTTACCCCCCTTAGGAGATGGGGGTGGAGGTGTTTCTTCAGGGGTTACTTTTTCTTTGGCTTTGAGGGCTTGACCTTTTGTGGGAGCTTTGCCCCCTTTGGTGTCTCCTTTGCGAACTTCGCTGCCACCTTTGGTTCGTTGGCGTACAGGTACTTGCGCTGGGCTTGGCTCTTGAACGGCATCTTCTGTTACCTCCGGTTGTATAAAATCCCCATCTTCAAACTGACCATCAAATACAGTACCATCTGCGTCTTCAAAACGACCTGTACCTTGTGGCTTGCCGTTCTTAAACTGCCCCGTGTATGTGGATGTATCAGAGTAAATCAGAGTGCCTTGACCATTAGGCTCACCTTTTTTCAATTGCCCTGTATATATAGAGCCATCTTCAAAAGTAATAGTGCCTGTCTTTTCTTTCTTAAGTGCTGCACCCTTGGCTGCTTCAGAAGTAACCGCAGTAACAGGTGCACCTGTTGGAGGAATCTGGGTAGCGCCTTGCTGCACTGTTGGTACAACTTGTTGCTGTGTCCCTGCGCTTTTGAGAGCGGCCATAGATGGAGCGCCTTGTTGTGTAAACAAAGGCACTTGAGCACTACGGCGCAAGTCTTGAATAGGCGACACGGAAGTGGTTGGCTCAGGAAGTTGCGTACCTACACCACGGCGTAGACCTTCAGCACGGGATGGGCGTGGGGCTTCTCTACGGCTAAACAATTCCAATTGCTGGGGTGCACGCACAGGCAACGGTTTTGTAGGAAGTTGTTGCTGTGTCTGTTGCTGTTGTGCCCGGGCAGCGTCCATAGCTTGCTGAGCAATATCCAGTTGTCGTTGGGCTTGCCCCCGTGCTTGCAATTTATTAAGGTCAGCCTCACGCTGTGCGGCGGCTGCGGCTTGTGCTTGTACCTGAGCGTTACGGCTTTGTGCCAAGTTCATTGCCTGCTGCATAGCAGGGTTTACGATAGGTGCAGCTTGGTCTGTAAAACCTACACCACTTGGAGCAGGTGGGGCAAACTGCAATGCCAACTGGTTGGGGTCTACTGTTGGAGATTCTTGCCGAATAGGTGGTTGCCCAGCTTGCTCTCTAGCAAACTGAATGGTATCTATAACATCAGTCGTAGTACGAATCGCTTCAGTAGCTTGCGCTAATTGACGTTCTAAATTAACCCGCTCTTGTGGGGGTAGATTAGGATTAGCAAGTTGTTGTCTTAGAACATTGATGTATTGCCCTAATTGAATACGTTCCTGACGTTTCTGTTGGAAATTAGCGGCTACTTGTTCATCAGCACTTTGCGGGCTAACTTCACGCCACGACTGGGTAGTTACATCCCATACTCGTTGTGGTTGCACATTGCCCTGCATACTGCGAGCCTTGGCTTCAGCAACAGGGATACCACCGAGGTCGAGCACGCCTTGTGCACCACCAAACTGATTAGGCTCAACTGGGCCAGTATAGATGCGGTCGCCCGGCGTAGAAGCACGAACGCCAGCAGCACCAGCCACAAAGTCAGGGCGTGCGCCCATACCACCTGAGGGGGTTGGCTCGCCTACGGGAGTTACTTCACGAGAGTCACTGAGGGGTGGCTCAGTAGTCTGACTTGGGTTCAACAAATTTGTAGGTTGTTTGTTAATAGGGCCGCGTCGTAGGTTCGCACCAGCACCAATCGTTCCACCAACGCCAAAGCCAGCAGCAAAGGATTCAAGGAGTCTATTCTGTACATCAGCATCAGTAAAGTCTTGCCCTGTCATACCAATGAGCAAACTCTCTTGTCCTAGTTCAGTTGCGCCTTCGGCTGTACCACCAACGATTGCGCCTTTTGCTCCTCGCTTGAGTAGTTCACCACCACGGAGAGCTTGAGTACCTAAGAATGTTTTACCCTGAATATCTTGTAGGTTAGTTGAACCACCTCTGGCAGATATACCACCACGCCCAAATAGCCGGGAAGCTAGTAAGAACTCAGGGAGAGATTCGAGAACAGCATAAGGAACTGCGCCTGACAAAGCGGCAAGACGAGCATTGGTATCATCAGCACCCGACCCTTGCTCACGAAACTCACCATAAATATCAGCCGCACCAGTGGCGTAGTTCTGACCTACACTAAGAATTGTTGCACCTGCAATACCAGCCGCTTCTTTAAGCAGTTTAGTTTCGGCTGCATCTAATGCTTCGCCTGCTGCTTGTTTCTTTAGAGCCGCAAGTACAGATTGTTTAAAGGCAGTTTTACCTGCCAAGCCAGCCAGTGCACCGCCTGCTGCACCCAAAGGGCCACCTGCTGCGCCACCTGCAAAGAAACCTGCGGCAGCAACACCAATAGACTCAAGGATGTTCGGCCCTTGTTGGGCAACAGTTGCAGCCAGCCACTCAATAGCACCCCTAGAAGAATCAATTTCAGAGAACTCACGACGGAACGGAAGGTTCTTACGTATGTCATCCATCTGCTGGTCAACGATAGCCTGACCTGTTTGTTCTGCGCCAGCAAGCTGAAGCCCACGACCTGCAAGTAATTGCAACTGGTCAACACCAATGCCAAAGTTCTTGGACATAAGACGACCAAGACTAGGGTTACGGATACCACTGGTAATTTGCCCGTATGCTTGCGGTGTAAGTGTTACCCAGTCGCCACCCTTTAGTGTTCCAACGGGGGGCTGGTCTAGCAAAGCCTCCGCACGCAGGGTCATCTCGGAGTCATCTTCGTCAAAGGTAACGCCCTGTACAGCAAGTTTTTTCTGTGATGGACTGTACTGAATAGCAGGTGGGCGTTTAATCTGCGGCAGTTCAAACTGCGTTATTTGTTGCGCCCTTGCACCCATTGCAGCAATGTCAGCCAACCCTTGCTGGAGAGCGTCCGACCCTGTACTAACCGCAGGATTTAAAAACGTATAGCCACTCATGTCACTGGCAAGCGACCCGCCAGAGCTAGTGTACAGTGGATTTTCAAATGACTGTGTGGCTTTAGTCGCCATAATTCACCTTACCTGACTACTTGTTGGGGAGGATTCACGGTACTCCAAATACTCCTATCTACTCCGGAAACTTGTTGTGCAACTACTCCAAGGTCAACTTTAGCACCATTGATAGTGGCTGTTTTATTTTGTCCATCAATCACAAACACATCGCCTAGACCGTTGGAGTAATAGGCTTTACCATCGCCAGCACCAGAGCCAATAAGTTTAAAGCCAGCCAATTTAATTTTTTCCTCAGCCAGTTTGGTATTACCTTTGAGGATTTCAAGCTGAATCTCACGAGCAGAACGTAAAGTTTCTTCACTAGCTTTCTTACGAATTTCTTCATCAGTATCAAAGCGTTTTGCGCTACGCTCAATTTGTAGTTTAGCAAGTTGTTGGCGGTAATCTGTATCCACTTGCGTACGAACAAGTTGCTCGACCTGTGGCCCTTCAAGACCAGACTTAGCAACCTTGCCGTTAATATACAAATCAAACTTGCCATCGTTACGGCTAAGAACTTGATGCGGTGCACCAGTAAAGGTAGACAATACAGACATAGCACGGCTAAAGTTACCAGTCGTTGCGCCCTCATAAAGCCCGATGTCTGCTTGGTTCTTGTACATACCAAGGTCAATAGCTTGAATCTTAGCCGCAGCTTCTATGGCTTTGTCACCCATACCATACTGATTGTAAAGAGCTACTTGCTTTTGCAACATAGCACGAGTAGTTAATAACTGTTGGATTTGCGGATTGCGGGCACTTGCGTCAATCTGAGCAGGGCCATACATCACACCATCTTTAGCAGGTTGTACTGGTACAGCAGTAGACGCAGCAGTTGCCACATCTTTAGGTGTACCTGTGTTTACCGCTTGAGTAACTGTTTGAGCTTGAGTAGGTACTGGCGGAGCTTTTCCAGTACTTGCTGTAACAATTGGCGACTCTTTGTTAAAGCCGAGCGCAATGCCTGTGTCAATGATTTGAGCATTATATGGGTTCTTTCCGTTTTCAAATTGAATGATAGAAGTAACCAACTGACGCATAACTGCTGCATCTTTGAGATTTATTGTGTCAGTGGGTTTAACACCTAATTCTTTTGCGACTTGATTTATATATGCACCTGTCTTATTTTCAGACGGAGGTGCCCAGCGATTAATAATTCCTTGTACTGTGTTAATACCCTGCTGGTCATAAGACAACAGGTTTAGCGTCATGGCACGGATACCTGCTTCAGGTGAAGCAAATTGCACAAAGCCTGCGGCTTCTTTCGCACCTTTATCAATCCCAACCTGACCTTGCCATGTGTACTGAGTGCTAGGACGGATATTGCCGGGGTTGTTATTTACTAGACCACGTACGGGTTTACCCTTAGCATCCAGTTGCCAGTCTTCCAAACCTTGCTTCTGGGCGACCTCTGCATTTTTAACACGCTCAGTTTCTATTGCTTTTGCTTTAGTAGCTTCGCCTGCTTTTAAACGCTCGAGTAATTGTGCTTCTGTTATAGGTTGGTTTTCTGCATCTGACTTACGTAGGCGGTCGGTAAAAGGAGTAATTGACCCTGCACCCGGAATCGTTACGCTAGTTACATCAGGGTCATAAAAACCTGCGGCACGACCAAATCTAGCAAAGTCAACTGCGTTAAGACCTTTTTGTAAAAGCGTAGCTGCCCCAGTGTAAGGGAGTGTTACTACATCAAAAGCAGCCGCAGGTGGCGCAGCAACAGCCGTGTCAATACGACTAAGTTTGCGGCGGTCATTTTCTATCTGCAATCGCTTAAGACGTTCTTGAGGCGATAGCGCTTGGAACTCAGCAGAAGTTAACTGGTCGGTTGGTATAGAAACCAGTTGTGCAGGAGTACGCAACCCCGCAGCAGGTGCAGCCGGAAGTGCAGTTGTAGGTACATTTGCAGGAGGTGCAACAGGCGTAGACGTAGCAGACGCAGGTGCAGCAGCCGGAGCAGGTGCAGGAGCAGGTGCAGGAACAGGTGCAGGAGCAGGTGCAGTAGGTGCATTGGGGTTACCAATAACTGTACCCGGAGTCTGCACAAACTGTGGCAGTGGAGCGTTAGCTATTTCATTTGTACCTTCGCCCATACGGGCACGAATCTCCATAAGGCGATTAGCCTCTTGGATTCGCATCAAGTTGCCACGTTGCTCAATCTCTGCGTTTTCAGCTTGTCGCTGACGACCCGCAACAATACCAGCACCACCGATTAATTGCCCAAAGTTAAGAGCCATGATGCTCTCCTTTACCCACGACCAACATTAATATTAATAGGCAGTCCTGTGCTGTTTGCCTGTTGTCTACCAGTGAACGACCCAAACAACTCGCCAACATCACCAGCGTTTAGACGGCGGCGGCGGTCTGCTGCATCATACAAACTACCAACATACGAACCGTACTGCAATGCACCTGTAGGAGCACCTGTTGGCATTAAGTTAAGACCCGCAGTTTGTGTACGAACTTTATTTTGTTGTGCAGCATCAGCACCTTGGAGATATGCAGTCTGACCACCAGTAGAAATACCTAGGTCAAAACGACGTTCCTCAGAAGCACGTAAGCCAGCACGTTGTGGGCCAAATTTACCAAGTGCTTCACGTTTTGCACGAGCACCAGCAGTTCTAACGGCACGTTCACTTTGCATACCGAAGTAAGCTGGGTCAAAGTACTTGGATTCACCAATAAGTCCTTGTGCTTCTTGCAGACGTTGATTAAACAATTCTTGGTTAGTTTCACGCAACTGACGAAGTTCAGCAGTTTGTTGATTAAGCAATGCTTTTTCTTCATCTGACAAACCATCACCAGCAATCTGAGAGCCAGCAATCTGACCAGCAGCACGCAAGAACAAATCAGCTTGATTACGCGGGTCAGTAAATTTCTGTTTAAGAGCTTCGCTAAATGTCGTTGGAGCAGCTTGAGCAGCAGCCCCTCCAGTGGTAGTAGCAGCAGCGGACGGAACAGTTTGTGTTGCCCCACCAGTTTTACTAACTACGTTCGTTAATTGCCCAGACTGTACAGCTTGGTTAGCCGCAGCTTGTTCCATTGCAGGTGTGTACTGCAAACCTGCTTGAGAATACGCTGGAGCAGAACCAGCCACCGCAGTGGTTGGGTCATAGTATGTACCACCACCAGCACCAAACGCAGCCGCATTACCGCCAGCAGCTACTGGTGTGTTAACAGCTAGAGTTCCATTAGCACTAATCGAATTAGCAAGACTTTGTGAACTTACTGCTCCTTGACTTAGCTGGCTCGAAAGTGCGCTATCAACTGTACCGCCATAAGCAATGTTTTGACTCAAAATAGTATTACCTGTAGATGGGTCAACAAACTGTCCAAGCTCAGGAGACCAATAACCAGTACCTGACCCGACGTTAGTAACAACAGCATTAGCTGTTGGGGTAGTAGCTAATTGCGCAGTGCCTGCATCAGCAAGTGTTGTAGCACCAGTACCGACGTTTGTGCCTTGTGCTGTAATACTGCCAGCTTGTGAGTAGCCGCCGATACCGCCGCCGATTGCACCGAACAATGCGCTTCGACCAACGTTACCGCCAGTTGCCGCCGCAGTTACCGCACCTAAACCAGCACCAACAATCGCAGAACCAATCACAGCACCAGCCGTGGTACTCAACGCAGCAGTTACAAACGGCATAGACGCAGCAATCGCTGTACTAGAAGCCATCGCACCAACAATCGCAGGCGCAGCAAACGGAATAGCAACAGCAGCAACAACACCAATTACCGCCGCAATACCGCCACCGCCGCCGCCTTGAGGTCTAATGCCCATTGCTCGGACAAGAGCCGTGCGTTGCATCGGAGGCAAGTCGCCACCAAATGCTGCTTCAGGCAGTTCAGGAATACCCATCATCAGCATTTGTTTGCTGGTGGGCATACGGACAAATTTAGTTGTGTTCATTTCATAGCCTCCGTCAATTCGAGTCGCATGTGTGTATACACAGGTTTAAAACCATATCGAGAAATCACCCGCTCCATTGCTGGGGAAACCCATCCCTCAATAGCACGGACACTGTTCATATACGCCCAACCACAAAGCATCTTCCAATACTTATCATGTAAGGCGTCCAAGTCATTCCCACCCAGCGCAACAATATTCATCGCAGCCAACTTTGGGTAAGGAATAATTTCAATCGCAAGTGTCAGCTTCACACTCTTAGTAATCGTTTTATCACATTTCACAACAAATATATACATCTTGCCAGCAAGTGCTGCGTTATAAATGTCGTCTACACTCATCTCTCCATGCATAGCACGTTTTATACAACGCTCCAACAAAGGTTTAGTCGAAGGCCAATACGCATCAAAATGCTCTTTAGTGGCTAAGAGCAAAGGCTCAAAGTCATCTAATGGTATTGGGTCGTACCCTGCTGGTAGTGTGCTCATGCGTCTTGGTATTTCTTAAGGAGGGAGTCGAAGAAGTCTTTACCTTTAGCTTGGACAATCTTAGCTGGAATTACATACTCACCTGCTGACACACGGATTGGAATACTATCGCTAGTACCAGTACCGGGGCCAACTACCTTGCCGCCATTACGTGCATTGTCACCCATTGATATATAACCACCATTAGCCATACTCATCATTGGTTGCTCTGCCATACCAGTTTGCGTACCCATACCACCCATATTGCCAGTTTGTTGCTGTGCAGAACGAACGGCTAAAAGTAGAACAAATACAAGACCTTGGTCATATTCAGGGGACAAATCTTGCTCAGTAGCTATACCTTGTTGTATAGCAAACTGCCGTACATACTGATACATCTCAGGATTTTGGAGAGCAGTCATAGCTAATTGCCCTGCCATGTTTAATTCTTCAGGAGTAATTTCACCAGACTGGAACCCTGCCATGATGGCTTGCGCAATTTGCTGAACCTGTTGTGGGTTCTTACGCATAAATTCTTGAAGCTGCATTTCCATCATTTGTGGGGACATTGCTTGTTGCTGCCCACTCTGCATACCCGCAGGACGCATAGGCATACCATTTTGACCGACCATACCGCCCTCCGCATATGTAGGTTGTAAACGAAAATCCAACGCAGGAGCGTTAGGGTTAGCAGCAACTGTGCCAGTCTGTGTAAACTGTTGACTTTGCTGTGCCAATGCAGGTTCATTTATAGCAACCTGTGGGCTACTAGACCCAAGCAAACCTTGCAGCGAAGCAGGTAAATCAAGGGACGTTGTAGGTGCTGGAAGGTCAGCAGACATTACAGGCGCAGGGGTCATAACAGGAGCAGGAGTGCCTGTCAAGTTTACTGCCGCTGGCCCCTGTGGAGTAGGTTGTGCTGCTTGCGGCATCGAAGCCGGAGCCTTTTGTTGCATGTTTAAAATAGACAGTACTGGGTTCGGTGCAGCCATGATTTATCCTTTCAATTGGGCAATGAGTAGATTGACAACATTTCGTAAGGTCGCCACATCATTTGCAAGAAGTTGAACATCGTTAATTAACTTTCCGTAGTCGTCCAAATCCGGTACATTCTGCCCGCTAATAGTATACCCTTTACCGGTCGCAGATACACGAGAAAATGTAGGTTGTGCCGTCTGGTTAACCCGAAGCTGTCCTCGGGTCACTGCTTTACTGGCTAAGTCTGCTTCGCCTCGAATACCCGCAAGAAGCTCAACATCTTCTTTTAAAGCTCGGAAAATTTGTCCTTGCCACTCGGTAACGTTACCAGTGGGGACAGAAGGTATTGCAGTAAAGCGAGCCATTATGCTGTCCTTAATCCAAAGGGAGTTTCGCCAAAGTGGATAGCTCTAACCCGTGCAGAACCTGATACCCCCACCTCAAATGTGTCGGAACGATAGCCTGTAGGAAGACGGAACACCTCATCCGTAGACACAGTAGCTTGGAAGGCAAGTTGTTTGTCTACCCACAAACGGAAGGTAATTGGTAGTAAACCCTCAACTGTTCTAAGAGTACGTGTAAAGTTATCGCCATTAATTACAGTAGAGTTCAACGTACCAAAATTAGTAATGCGATTGCCAAGGCTATCAACTCGGTCATATGGGCCATTAAGGTCGCCTAGTCCTTTGAGAGACGCCACTGTACCTGTTGTATCGGCAGTCGTACCAACGGTTGTGCCCACACTAGCATAGGTAAACGTGGTGGCATTAGTAACTGTTACCACAGTTTGTTGTGTGTTGAATGTCGACGCAGCACCTCCGGTAAAGCCAGATATGTCCACCTTTGACCCTGTAATCATCCCATGTGCTGCGGCAGTCACAATCGTTGCTACGTTAGACGCACGGGCATAAGACACAGTAGCTACTGGGTTGTAGTAGTCTGTCCAAACTTGAGCGTTATATGCTGGAACTCCAGCGTTGTAAGCCGCAATTGCTTCTGTCTCAGCATCAGGGGTAGCATAGTCAGCAACAATACGAGCCGCACCAAGATTGAGAAAGTCCTTGGTCACAATGGTTTTAGATTTCCACTCGCCAGCAGACAAAGGCTGAGTACTTCTGTCCCACTCATATAAGTTGCCAAGGTTATCGGCAATATAGTAAAAATCATTAGACTGTGGGTCGTACCACGCAGCAGTAAATTTGTAGTTGATTTGAACAAAGTAACCACCAATGCGGTCGTCACGTTCAAAGATAAACGAAGCTGTACCGTCAGAGCCAAAGTATTTGCCGTTGTAAAAACGACCAGTTACGTTAGTCAAATCAACTGCTTCAGGCCATGTATCCCAGTCGTGCACAAACTTTGTAATCAAGTCCATACCGCCCGACGGGTTGTACACAGCCAAACCACCATACGTTACATATGCTACGCCGTAGCCCATATTCACAATAGAACGCTTGGATAAGCAGGGGTAAAGGGTATCAATACGGGCATACGCCATCGTCGCAGGGTTGTTGCCTGAAACTTGGTATGGGTATTCCTCAGTCAGTACAAGGATGTAACCACCGACAGAAGCAACACCTACAATGTCGTACTCAAAAGTTAGCGCATATTTGGCAGGCCAAGCATGTGGAACATTTGGTTCGGAAAAGAATAACTGATTGCCATCAAAACCAACCAGAATGTTATTTTGTGCTGCAATAAGACCTTTAAGATTTTCAGGAGGTGGGTCATATTCGTTGGTCTCCAAAATATCAAACAGGTTACGAGCGTCAAAGTCATCCGTAAAGGTATAACTTGCATCACCCCAGTAACGTGCTGGTTTATCGAGAGTCTCCGCAACATCATGGTACACAGTACCAGCAGTCTCAGCCTTATCTGCTACGTTACCTGCGGTTTGTGCATACTCAAATGTGTAATCGTCAATAATGTCAAGTACAACACCGCCTGTAATATTAAACGACGTATCAGTACAACCACTTAGTTTAAAGCGGTCGTCTATTGCAAGATTGTGATGGTTGTTAAGTGTCACACGAGACACGTTACTAGCACGACTTACACGAGCCGTACCAGTGGGGAACCACAAAGTGGCTAACCGAAAATATTCTGTACCGCCAGAAGATGCAAGCGTACGATACAGCCGCACCCCACGTACAAAGTTGCTGCCGGTAGGTTTTGCTGTAGGTAGATTACTGACTGTAACTAACTGACCTTCTTTAATATACAAGTTATCAGATGGCTCAGACGCAATAGATTCTTCTTCCCACGGTGTATACCATGTGTATACGTAGTTTCGAGGAATTGTATTACCCGCAAGGGATACTCTACCGTTTGTATCAGATGTAGTGCTAACTTGTTCGCCGGGACTAAAGTATGTAAACGTAGTGTCGTTTACCACAGTTACTTCAGCGTTAGTCGCATTAAACGTAGCTACTGAAGTAGTCGCCGCAGGAAATCCGCTGATAGTTACAATCATACCTGTGCGCAACTCATGATTTGCAGAGGTTACAACCGTTGCGTAGTTACCAGCATCACGGGCACGGGTAGTAGAAGACTTTTGTGAAAACGATGTAGACGACGTGGTTAGTACTGTCTCAGGTAAGGATAAACCCAAGTCATAAGAATTATTAGGGTAGGGTACACCCGTAGCAGTAGCCAACTCATAGTTGCTAACTTTAGGTACGCCATCACCCGTGTAATAGAAACGCTGCTCGCCGTCTTCTGAAGCGGAGGCTGTAATGATGTCAACGTCAGTTGTCCAAGTCAGCCACTTTAAATCGCCGTTACTTGGGTCACGTAAAGCATGTAGTGTCTTAATCGTACCCACACGGTCTACGCTACCAGCTAGGTAGGGTAAACGATAGGGAATCAAATCGCCTGAGTACAACTTGACGTTAAACGCAGTTTGCGCCGCAGCGTCAGGTAGCAACTCCGAAGCAATCTTCGGGGCTTCCCCAAGAAATTTAACGATTTTTACTGCGGCCATATTAGGCAACCAATCCGGGTAAGTACACAGTCTTGCCGTCTTGCTTAACAGCAGTCAGTGTTTGCTTTTTTAAATTAGCTGGGTCATAAGACACATGTACCCAACCAGAATCAGGAATACCTTGAGTGTAAAACTCTAAGATGACTTGCGTGAACGAGAAGTTTTCTGCGATGTACTGCGCGAGTTCCGCGTTTGCGACACCGGGGATTTCGATGTCTGCCGCTTGACCTTTGCAGTGGTCGCTGGTTTTGGAACCTCCAACTTTGGCGTTAACTTCGGGATGTCGGAAACCGGAGTTGACTTTAACTCCTTTGCCGTAGTGTTCCCGAACAGGCTGAAGAATCTGCTCACATAGTTTTTTAAGGTTTTCAATCTCACTCTCCCCCGGCGTATTGTCCATGTCGTGACGCAACGCTGTTTCAGATTTAACCATCTCGGTTAAAGAAAAATTATTTGTCAGTTGCATTTTTCTTTTCCTTAGCTTTCATGTCCATAATCTTCTCTAGCGTACGACCGCCAAAATAGAAAGACATGATAAGCATACCCCATTGTCCAAGCAATTCAACATAATTATTGTTGACCTCGATGTCCCAAGCGGACATCATCGCAAAGGTGGAATACACAATCAGGATAAACACTAATGTGCCGGGGCGAATGTTCTTAGACAGCCAGCTATCACTAGCCATGTCGGCTTCATGCCGTTTAGTTAGTTCTTGGGCTTCAATGTTATCGGCGTTAAGCTCAGCCAGCCTGCCTTCTTGTTGCATCTTAAGAAGTTCTTGCTGGGCTTTTGCTTTAGCTTCAGGGTCAGGAATAAATTTGTCTAGGACTTTCATCCCGACATCTACTAATGCGGTTAATGGAAACATTATCTTTTATCCCCCCATACTATGAAGTAAGCAATCCAAGCTGCTGCCAAAAAACACCAAAACTGCACCCACTTAACCTTTGACAACTCTGCATCAAAGTACTTCTTGTCTTCTTTTTCCAACCGTTCAATCTCGGCTTTTATATCCAAAACCTTTTGCCACTCTTTAGTGCCGTACTTCTTTATAAAATCTACCCTTACTTTGTACTCCTCATCCGAAATTTTCTTTCGGTGTCGGTACTCATCAAGAGCTTTAAATATTGCTCGTTCTTTTCTAAACTCTGCTTCTTTGCGCTCGCGAATCTTAGCGTTCGCTTGTTGCCTTGCTACGTCAACTGCTTCTTTCTGAACATCCTCGATGTTCTTGCCAATTTCTCGACCAGCTTCTCTACCAGTTTTTAATCCTTCGCTGATACCCTTGGCACCAATCGACAACCCCAGTTCGTCTGACATAGCTCAATTTAAAACCTCGCAATGGTTATTTTGCTTTTTTCATGCACTTGCCCATTGCCTTACACTTTGCAGCATTAGGACAACCAGCGCATGGCTTAAAAGTCATACCACCTTTAGCATAGCCCATAGGCTTACCAGCGGCTTTTTTTGCAGTAGGTTTTTTGTTCATCATGATTAAAGTCCTTTAAAGATGATAGCCACGAGGAGACCCGCCATGCCGACTATCAGAGCACCTGCGGTTTTAATGATTAAAGATTCCAAGCGGTCAACCCGTTGGATAAATGTTTGGTATCGTTCGGCACAGACAGCCTCATGAGAGGTGAGTTGTACTTCTAGTTCATGGGTTGTTGCTGCCACGGTCAGCCTCCTTAACGGCTTGGGTTTGGTCGATGATTGCAGGGAAATCACTCTCTTGCGGTTCTTCAGGTTCAACTACAAGAACGCAACCCTCAGGCACAGTTTCGCAACGCATCAATGCGCCGTTTGGAAACATAACAAGAGGAAGTCTGCGTCCGTCTATCATGGCTTCGGATACTTTCTTTTAACCATTAAACATGTATCAATGTATGCTTGAATTTGGTCTTGGTCTCCTTTTACTACGCCATCAATATAGTATTCGATAGGCGGGTACTCAAGAACACGCTTTCGCTGATATTCATTACGCTCGTACTCAGCGTCCACTGCTGCCATTGCAGCAAGGATTTCAGCCTCAGACGGCTTTTGAAAAACTTCGTCTTTCCATTCTAAACAAGCATAGGTAAAGTCACCTGCAAATGTCCACTGAGCATTTGGACGTAGACGATTAAGCGCATCAACAATAGACGAATTTCTCATGCAATGTACTCCTCAACAATCCACGAACCATATTTAGGATATGTAGCATCGTAGTCCATAAAATATAGGCTAGTACCAGTCCAGCAATAAACCTCAAAGTAAAAATACTGCGCTCCTGTGCGGGCTGTAAAAAATGATGGGGCACTACTATGGGCAGTATCAATTGCATAGTTCGCAACACCAGCATTGCCACCGTAACCACCAAAGCCCCATCCGTTCGCTATACCCTCTGATACCTTTTCAAGTACATTATAGTTAGTTCCACTAGCAATTGAACCAGCCCCCGCATAGTATTTAGTACGAATACCAAAACCAGCAGTACCCGCAGACATGTACCAAGGAAAACCAACTACATGAATACGAAGTTGTGTATCACTGCGAAGTTTTTCAAACCGGAATACGTTAGTGTTGGGGGTAATAATATCTCTTGGGCCGTCGTAGCTACCACCACCAATTGGTACTGTAGTCCAAGAAACCGAAGTGGTAAACAGTCTTGCCCCAGCACCATAACCACTTGTATAGCCTTGCGTTTGAACAATCGCACCTGCGCCAGCAAGTTTTTGACGAGTGACGTTGTTGTCCGCAATTTTTGCAGTAGTAACTGCGTTGTTGTCGATTGTCCAGACAGTGTTAGTACCGGAAACAGTAATATCTCCTTTGTCCCCATCTACTACCGAGCCAATAGCTAATTCGTTAAACAGTATTGCCGTTGGGCGCAGTTCAAAACGGTCGTTGGTGCTAAACGCACGGGCTGTGGTGTTATCTTGTCCACGCACAACTGTCATTGTGTCAGTGCTACGAGCCGTGACTTTTACAATCTCCAGATTGTTCGATGTATCAATCAGTGTAGCGTAGAAATAGTCACTAGCAGTCAGAGTAGGGAATCGAGCACCTTCGCCCGCAGAAAGCACAATCGTAGTCACACTGCTATTGATACCAGCGTTCAGTGTGCCAAAGGCGTTATTGGTGACTTTTAATCCCATGTTTAACTCCAGATAGGCTCAGGTTCAGTAGGCCAAGTTGGTTCGGCAACTGGATTCTTAATCAGTTCGCGCAGAGCCGCACGATAAGTTTCAAACGCAGCGACGTTAGCCAAACCTACATCAGGCAGTACAGCCCAGTCAGTTGTAGCAATACGCTTCTTAGCTTCTTTTTTATTGTCTTGGGCTTTAACATTCTGTAGTTCGGCTTGGACTTGCACCCATGTAGGTTTGTTTACCCACGGATTATCTGCCCCGAATAAAGCATTAAACTCAGTTTCGTTAGTAGGTGGATTGCCCTTGTACCCCGGAAAACCGGGTAAGTTATACATTGCTTGGTCAATTCGTGTCATATCAATTCCTTACGGTTCAATTTCATAAATAACCATGACGCTACTGTTTTGCTGATTTCGTCCGTCATCAGTATTGTTTGGATTTAGTACTGGAATAACGTAGTTAGCACTATTGTCAAAAGAATCTTGATAAATGCTAATTGTTCTAGAACCTGCCGCAAGACCCGAGCGTTTTTGTAATATAGTGTTCATTCCAGATTCACCAGAAAAAGTCGCCCGCCCATATCCTTTAAAACTAACTGAACCGTCAATGTTAATTCCTACATAAGAACCGCCGTTGTAAGTATCTTTAACAGGTAACATAACATGGATATATAAATCGCTAGTCGATGAATCTTTAGTATAGGTAATTGACCAATATGTAAGCGGCTCAGCCACACTAAATGTCTGTCTTGTACTGTTTACAAATTCAGTTGCTTTTAATAACTTCCTAGCACCTCTAGCAATTGCCAATGTACCTGAGCTAATGTTTGAGGCGTTGGTTGTATCTGTTGTAGCAGAAGTAGCAAGGCCAGACACGTCAGCAGCAGCCAATGTAATTGCACCAGTTCTACCTGCAACGCTAGTCACAGGTACAGCATCAACCAAACCCTGAGCCGTAATTCTCAACTCAATGCGGTCACCTGTGCTAAATGCACGAGCAGTTGTAGACTCTTGGCCGCGAACAACTGTAAGGACATCCGTTGAACGAGCCGTACACTTAACAATTTCTAAGTTGTTAGAGGTGTCAATTAGTGTGGCAAAGAAATAGTCTCCGCCTGCTAAGGATGGGAAACGAGCACCTTGCCCAGTAGTTAGCGTAATGCTAGTCACACTGCTGTTGATACCAGCAGCTAACGTAGCAAATGCGCTATTTGCGAATTTGATTCCCATGTTCTACCCCTTAGTTAACAGTCACAGTCCAAGTGATACCAAGTGTGTCTGCTGCGCCCTTATTGATAACTGAGAACACTGTACGGCACAACATCGTACCAGCAGACGAAGCGTTAAAAATACCTGCTTCTGTCAATGCACCAGTACCAGTACCTGCTGGGAACGTAGCTACATATGCGACGCTATTGGTGGTCACAGTTGTTGAAGTCAACGTCACACGCGAACTTGCAACAGCAGTTTGGAGAGTAGTGTCACCTACCGCAGCAGCAGTTGTACCAGTACCGACTTCCATGTGAGTCATAGCGGTAGCAGTTGCGTCCTTCATGCGTGAAGCAATGTAGTTTTTACCTACAGTCACAACAAGGTTTGGGATAACAACTTCTTGTTTGATGTTGCCTTCAGGATTAGTTAGAGTAATCCGCAACTCGCCTGTTACTTTAATAGCATCGTTTAGCATCGTAATTCCCCTTAAAGAATTGGTGTTTCGTTAAATTGATAACCACCAACCGTGCGGTCTGCCGCATCAGTATAGTGGAAGTTTACAACTAATCCAGCGCCGCTGGTATCAGCATACGTAATAAATTCACCACTTATTAGTGGTGCAGTGAGCAATAGTCCCGGGCCATTGATAAGCCCAGTGTAATTCTCGTGTGTATGACTATCGCTTGCATTTTGCAAATAGCTAGAGTTCAACAAACTATCTGCGCCACCTAACGCCTCTGTATAGTCAGGAACGTTTGTTGTGTAGCGATGGAACACAAAACCACCGCCGTCCGCCATTGACACGTAGTCGGGATAGATTGGCGTAGTTTGCCCGAGAACTAACAAAGTTGCAACAGAATCAGCTATTGAAACAGAGTCTGTCAGTACTGTGGTAACTGCAAATAAATTTAAAACGTCTGTTGCAGAGATGGTGTCTGTTTCTGGGCGGGTAAACTCTTTTGCCATGACATCAGCCATCGTCACTGGGTCTGGGTCAGCATCAGCATCTACTACGTCAAAGTCAAACTCATAGCCCGGTGTTTTAGCAATGAAGTCTGTCATCTCTACGGAATCAGTCAAGACTTTACTGACCGCAAGAGTGCTGACCACATCTGTTGCTGTTGCCGTATCACTAGGGTTTACCCCTATATCAAACGGGCCAAACGCATCAGAAGCTGTAACTGTCTCAGTCTTACCTAATTCTGGCTGGCGTGAAGAATCATCAGCCGTAGTCACCGAGTCGGTAAGATTGGGGCGTGTGAAGTCTTTAGCCGCTGCGTCTGTAACCGTCGCACTATCAACAAGAACTTTGGCTGTGTTGAATTCTGTTACTACATCAGTTGCAGCAGCAGAATCCGTCAGTGACTTACCAACATCTTTGGTAGTGATTACGTCAACAGAAGTAACTGAGTCTGTTAATACTTTGCCGGGGGTTTTAGCGTCAGCATCAGTAGCTTCAGCAGTATCAGCTAGGGTTTTCTCTACATCTTTTGCATCTGAATCAGCAATATTGATTGGCTCTGGGTCAACATCTGGGTCAGTTAAATCAAAGTCAATGTTCCCATAGAACATCTTGTTAAGAACGTCAACCGCAGTAACTGAGTCCGTAAACGCAGCATCAAACGAAATTGCCACATCATCTGTGGCTGTAGCTACGTCAATACTAATTCGGTTAATAGACAGCGCACGGAAGTCAGACATCGTAACAATCTGATTCTCAAGAACGCTAATTGGTACAACAAATGCAGATGCCCGAATAACCGTGTTTGGCTGGGCTGTAGCCGTAACTCCACCCGCAGCAGCAATACCAATAGAGACTGCCGAAACGGCAGCTACCAGTAAAGTTGATACGACAGCAGAGGCACGGATGTTAGCCATTAGAAGTTCTCTCTAACCGTGAAACGTAAAGTGTCGTACACAGTCTGTACTTCACCATTGAAGTTAATCACAATCTCGCCTTCGTACATGCCGGGGTCTACATTAAGCACACCACCAGTAAAACTAAATTGTACTTGCCCAGTTGTGCCGCCACTCAGCTTGGAAGTAGCAATGGTGGACAACAGTGTAGTTGTACCAGATTCACGAAACTTAATTGTGACAACCGTTGTACCTAAAGACAAATCAATAGGCGAACCAGTTAAATCATCAGTCAACGTCAGAACGATGACTGGTCTCTCGTCGCCTTTTACTAAACGAATGACATCGACAGCCATAGTAGCCTCACGCAAAAGGGCGCATTTGGACACTCATCGAGGCACGTGCTGCACCTAGATTAGCCCTTGCTCTGCGCTCGGTTATTTTAGAAATGTATTGCTTAGCATGGTACGTTGCCAATTCACGGTCACTCCAATTTTTGTTTGGCATAACCAATAAATGCTGCAATGCACCATGCATAATGGTATTTTCTAGGTCATCCATAATTGTCTTGTCCATACCCGTAGCAGTACGTAGCGGCTTTAAGACAGCAATCATCTTAAGGTCATAGGTTACAGAAGCATCAGGTAGTGGGGCAAGTACAAAATTATCAGGGTCTAGTTGACAAATATACCTAGGGTCAGCCCTCTGGTCTGGGTCTAAGTCAGGCCAGTTGGGGTAATGTATATACAATTTTTCAAGCGTTAAAGGTGTAAGAGGTGAGCCATTAACAGCAGCAGTTAGAAAAGCATGAACTTCTGTCTGCAACGGATTGTTATAGGGGTACTCAAACACCCCCGGTGTTAGACGAATTGAAGGCTGCTCATAGCGCCACGCAAGAGTTTTCTCACAACACTCAATTGCTGCATCCCGAATATATTGCTCTAAGATAGGCTGAGGACACCCCGGCACACTAGGTGCAAGGCGGTTAGCCAAAGAAAGAAATGTACGAGTACTCATGATGCGACCACCGATTCGTTAGGTAAGCCCGCTTCTTCTGTATCAGTTAGAGTTCTTGCCTGTGCACTTACACCCAATGCTTGGGTAAACGCCTGCTGGAACAACTGAGCACGGTTAGAGTTTACATGCTCATTATCAACCGACTCAGCTAGGAATACAGTACCATCAACTACAACAGGAAAGAAAGCATCAGGCAATAGCGCTACAGTCTGTGCGCCTGTGTAATTAGGAGGGGTCTGTGCGTATTCCCCAATAAGAATAAGGTTTGCGGGGGCTTTAGGATAAATAAAGAACTTGTTAGGGTTGCGTACATGACGCATCCAGTTAACAGTAGTTGCCGCCGTGTCGTTCATCCAGTTAGGGAGAGTTTGGTCAAGAACAGTACGGTCAACCTCAGTGACACCTGCTCCGTCTTTAACTTGGAAAATCTCAATAATACGAATAGAGTCAGATGGCGGGGACTGAATAACAGTTCCAGCCGTACAAGGAATCTCTCCAATGTAGGCAAAGAGGTCGGGGCGTAGTACTGCCATACGCTTTAGCGCCTGATTAGCAAAGCCTAGCAACACCGCATCACTATATCGTTGCGGTGCACTAATGTCTTGTATAAGACGGCGAGCCTCTGTAACTACATCATTGAGTATCATTCGGGTAATCCCTTAGATGCATCTGCGTTGAGTTCATGGTTTTCGATAGGAGGTTCAACTGGAATTTCTTCTGTTGGAGTCTCCAACTTTAAACCGGTTTTACGACCAGCTTGTTTCTTTGGGATAAACTTCTCAGGAAAGGCTTCTTCCTCAGTTACTTCCTCAACCAGTGGGTTCTCAGCCAACATCTCAGTGTAATCGTAAATAAAGCCATCGCGTTTGTTTCGTAGGTAACGTGCCATTTAATTCTCCTATCTATACTTACTGGTCTTAGCCGCTATTTTAGCTGGCTGTTTTACAAACTGTTGCCCTTTTGCTTTGCCTTCGCGTTTCGCTTTAGTTGTAGCAGCATACTCTGCGGGGGTCAACGCTTTAATAGCCGACTCAGGTAAATACCGCTCACCTGTCTTTGACGACGGCTTACCACTCTTGGTGCGCCACTTCTGTGCAGTCCAATCTTTAAGCGACTTTTGCGGGGCTTTCAATCTTTGTACCCCCCACCAGCAGCTTTGTATTTCTTTGCAACAAGCTGTGCTTTGCGTGCAGACCACTGACCTGCGGCTGTACCTTGCACTGCTGCGGCCTTAACCTGCGACACAATCCGCTTACGCAACTCAGGCTTCGTATAGTTACCTGCGGCGTTTACTTTGGATTTGGTTTTAGGTTTCGTAGCCATATCACCACTTTACCTTATCTGCCCAATAAGCGGCTGACATTTTTCCCTTAGCGATGTTCTTCGCATGACGTGCCTCGAAACTTTTCTTACGTGCTTTCTCAGAAGCCGTCGTTGGATTTGCACCAGCACCCTTGACACCTTGCTGCCCGAAGCGAATCGTCTTCACCTCAGTGCCAGACTTCGCTACGACAACGTGGCTTTTAGTCGGGTGGCCCGGAGTACGCTTAGGCTGGTTATAGCCTGATACCCCAGCACGCTCAAGTCGAGAGTCTTTGGTAGCCATTACACACTCTGCACAAACACAGTAGTTTTAGCACTGGTAGGTAACGTGACATGGACATCCGTCAAAAACAAAATGCCATCATCAGGAAACGTCAACCCGATAGGTTGTGTACCACCACCAATGTTGAATTGGAATCTAATTGTTCCAGATGCGCCGCCGTCACGATAAATAATATCGCCAGCAGTACCACCACCTACGCTCTGATGTCCACGCATTTGATACCGTCCGGTGACAAGAGTCCCCGTTGTTTCTCTATGTACAGTTGTTACATTCGCCATCTTGTTCTCCTATGTAAGAAGGGGGGCCGAAGCCCCCCGCCTTTTAGTTGATGTCTGTGAACAATGCAAAGACACGCACAACAGCAGCGGCTGGTACAGCAGTACCAAGCGTGATGTCGATAGTATCAGCAGCAGCGTACACCTTACCACCACTCAGAGTGGGAGCAAATGCACCAGACGACAACACAGGAACACCACCAGAAGTACCAGTAGCGTTCGCTGAAGTAGCAGCCAAGTAACCAGCGGCGGCAGAGCCGTCACCGATAGAGATGGTGCTAGTTACGCCAGCGGCGGTAGTTACCACCATACCTACGTTAGACACAATAGTGCCAGCAGGGATAGGGATAATTTCCATCACATCAGAAGCAGCCAGTGCAGTAGCACCAGCAGCAGAACGTGCCGCAATGATTTTAGGAAAATCAAGCGTAAGTTCCACGCGAACAGTCTTGTTAAGAGAATCCGCAGGGTAAGCAGCCGAGCCTTTATTAAAGCCCAGAGAGTCAGTGTATGTAGCCATTTTAAATCTCCAAAAAAGTTAAAAACGGGAGGCCGAAGCCCCCCATCAATTACAGAGTAATAATGCCTTGAGCCAATGCTTCAGGTTTCACCACTTTGTAGCCATAAACTTGCAGGCCACGGATGACGTTACCAAAAGTAGACTCGGCGCGTAGAGACTCCATCTCGGTCATTTGAGAGGCAAAAGTAAAGCCCATCTTGTGACCAGCGATAAGACTGAACTTGCCAGAAGTTACAGACAAGTTGTGGCTCATGTAGACGGTGAATCGGTCAATCATACCGAGACGACCATTACGGAGCACAGACACGCTGTCACCAGTCAAAGAAGCATCCTTAAGGTCAGACTTCTTAATCATGCCAGCCATCTTGGCAGGGATGATAATGAAGCGGTCACTCTCAGGGCAGTTTGCTTCGTCAAGAACAGTGCCCATGTCTACGATGTATTCAAGGACGTTGGTCTTAGTAATAGCGATAGCCGAACCAGATGTACCCAAGTCAATGTTGCCAGAGATACGACCAGCAGATGCACCTTTGTTCGAGGCAGCAATGTCTGGAAGAATATCTGTCAATACACGTTGGTCAATCTTAATCTTCATACGCTCAGAAGCGTCCTTAGACCAAGTGTCCATCATGTTCACATCAGACTGAACCTTGTCCACGTCGTCTTCGATACAGGCAAAGTACTCACCCTTGTCGATGACCAACTGGATTTTTGGCTTATCAGGATTCTCAACGCTTAGGGTTTGGCCCTTAACGTAAGTCTTGATGGTGATTTCAGGAGTGGTACGGATGTTAACCGTATCACCCATGCGGCGAATCTCGCCCTCATAGTTAGTGTTAGAGATTGCTGCGAGCACGGTGGCATCGTAGAAATTCTCGATTAATTTACCAGACCAAATTTCTGGAATGAAGTTACCCGAATAATTCGGGCGTCCTGCGGCGACGGGAAATCCCATGATAAAACTCCTCTAATCAAGCGTTAACAGTTATACGATTTTCTCGCTGTGCAGCGAAAATATCGCGTTCAATGCGGTCACGCTCTGCTTCGCGCCCTTTGTACTTACCTTGACGAACATCGTTGAAGAAGTTTTTGATGTCATCAGGGCTGTAGGTCTTGGCGTTTGTTCCAGTCGGATTACCTGTATTGCGCCCTTTACCGGGGGCAACTTGGCGTTCCAACTCGGAAGCAGACACATTCCGGCGGGTGTTTTGAGCAACATTGGCTTGTCCAGTAATCTCAAGCCAAGACTTAAAGAAACTACCAACTCGGCGTACATCGAGGCTGCGCTGTGCATCCTCTAGGATAGTTTGGCGACTAATACCTGACATGGGGTCAAACTCAAGAAGCCAAGACTGAAACTCTGGGTCTTCGTTGATGTCTTTCCAATTGGGGACTTGTCCTGCCAAATCTGACCAGAATTGCTGTTCAGTAGTCATAGCCTGACGATGTGCGAGGTTTTGCACCTGTGGCACAACATTAGTCTGCAACTGCTGAAGCATCCGCTCAATTTGCACAAGTTTCTGAGCAACAGGGATTAACTCCTCACGGGATACTTTACGCATCACGTCAAGTGATTCTCCATATTCCTCAACATCTTTCTCAGTAACAAGTGGGTCAACTTGCGTTTGCGCCATGTTACGAGCAGAAGATTGTTGTGCTGAGATGGTTGCCAGCAACTGCTCCATTTGCTGCAAACGACCTGAAAGTTCTTTGTTCTGACTATGCAGACGTGGAACTTCGGCGTTATACATGCCTTGGAGGGTACGGTATTTCTGAGTTAGATTTTCTTCTGAGCCTTTTCCGTCATCACTTGCGTGCTCAACACTGGATGACTGAGTAGCACTGTTCGTGTCAGCGGCTGCGTCGGCGGTCGGAGTTCTGGTAGCTTCACTTGCAGTGGGTGGAGTTCCACCATCGGCTGGAGGGGTCGCCCCGTCGCCATTGGTTCCATCACCATTGAGTTGTGCGTACAGTTCTTGAACTGCCTCGGTCTGTTTACGAATTTGCTCTGGAAGTGCCATAGTAAAACGCTCCTATCGGTATGCGTGGATTAGACGGCGAGTCATATCAGTTAGGACTTTGCCGCTAGTTCAGGGGACTCTTTGGCGAGTTTGTAAATCTCGCCCAAAACTTGGCATCGCCCCTGCATCAATGCCGCGTTGTTTACCGCAGATGGTAGTTGCTCTAGCTCATGCATACGCCATGCTTTCAACCACTCCAGAATCTCTGGGTGCTGACGCACAACGACAGAAAGAGCTTTTACAACTGATGGGTCAGGACGTATCACGGCTGACCTCCACTACGATTCATGACTGTGTTCGCTTCCATTCCACCTTTGGGTGCGCCGTTGGGCAAGAGTGCCGCAGCGGCAGGCTGCTGTTGGGCAGCCTGTGCTTGCGCTTGCTCCGCAGCCGCAGCTACGCGACCGTTATAAGCGAGTTTGTCCCGAGATGGAATAAGTTCGTCCACAGGCATTTGCAACCCTTTAGCCACTTCACGAAGAATCGCGGCGCGGCCATCCCGACCCATAATCGACATGTCGATTTCATTGGCGGTTGCGTTGAGGAATTCGATACGGCGCACGTTGACAGTCTCTTTGACAGCCAAGTTAACTGCGCCACGGGCAACGACTTGAACGTCACCTTTAATAGATTCATCCTCGTCATAGCGCATGTTGTACACGAACTGACGTTGGACAATGGGTTTAATCACATCACCGTCGATGTGACCAACCACTTGACGGATGCCTTTACCAGCAGCACCCATCAGCATAGATAAACCAGACGACGTGCGGCCTGCGCCTTGCACATCGGTGTTGCCATACAAGTAGGCAGGAATACCAGAGTGGTCATCTGCCAACCGAGCAAACTTATCATACACAGCCACTAACGTACTAGCGTTATCTTCAGGCTGTGTGAAACGTACGGCAGGTGCACTTGACCCCATTGGGTCATTTGTTACTTGCCAAATCTTCCAAGGTGACATCTGTGTGATGTCTTCGTTTGGAGGAATACGTTCTAGGTTTACTTCGACCTGTGGGCCAGAAGCAATACCCATGTTGTTTACAAGAGCACGAGCCGCTGCATTACAGACGTTCTGAATGTCTTCAATGATTTCAGGAATACCCTTACCCCAGAACGCACCGGGGCACTTGATAAACGAAGTCTTGCAATAAGGCTTTTGACCCAGTGGGTCATAGTTCAATACAGCCTTGATGACGTAGTTACCAATCATCCAGACGTTAGCATCGTACTCTTGAGCTTCATCAGGAATTTCTTCCTCAGTCAGACCCCACTCACGAAGCATCTTGCCGGAGACCTTACCCCAGAACTCAAGTGCATCGAACACATCGGTCGGACGCATATACGAGTAGAACTTGCGCTCCTCCTCGTTCTTGATGAGTTCCACGTCTTCATTAATCCAAGATGGGCCAGAGCCTTCATCCAAGATACGACGGATAGCATCCTCGTCATAGCCCGGCACACCAATAAGGTCTGACAGGTCTGAACGAGAAAGTGGGTGATGCTCGAACAAGTATCCTTCTTCAATACGAGTAATACCCGGCTCAGGGTAAATACGGAACGGGTCAACCCGCTCAAACTCAGGAGCAAGGCGTTCAGTTGGTTCGACAACAGTCTTACCCATAACAGTCTTCCAGCCAAGAGTACGTTGACGACGTACAATCGGCCCCTTGATAAATGCACAAGGGAAAGTTACAAGGTCAGTAATAAAGTCGTTGAATGAATCAGCCCAGCCGCCTTGAGCGAACTGGTCTTCAATCTTCAACTTCATTTTGTCAGCACGGTTTTGTGCGTCTTGCAAAACTTTGAAGCGATAGTCTTGGGAGACCATCTCTTTAATCTGTGCCATCTCCTCTTTACTAGGAGCTTTCTGATTTTCCTGCAACATTGTCAGCACTTCGCTGGCAAAGATGTCTTGGATTTCTCGGCGGTCAAGCGGAGACAAATCAGGAATCGGCGTAGGAACAATATCCCACGGGGGTGTACCACTATCAAGCAAGATGTCCCGTAGCCAAGACTCCGCTGCGCGGCACTTGACTTCAGTAATCATCATATAAATTTCTGAACCACCCTGCTGCTTAATTTGATTTAGCTTGTCAGGTTCATACTGTCCATTACGCTGACGTAGTGCACGCAGCATCTCATCTTCAATAGGCTTCTTAGCAATCTTCGCTACATCCCAACACATACGGACGTGCTCAGATAGACCCAACATCATTGGTTGGTTCTGGCGTTCCTGTAAAGCCTGCGCCGCTGCTTCCTCGTCTTGCTTGTCGAGTTCAGCGTTGGAGACTACACGAAGGAAAGTTAAGCCTGCCATTTAGTCGTCTTTCGATTTTGATATTTTATATGGCCCCAGCCGTTCAATTTTTGTTTTGTCTTTACTTGGGTCGTACGGCCCCAGCCGTTCAATTTCTGTTTTGTCTTTACTTGGGTCGTACGGCCCACGTTCAATTTCTTTTTTAAGAGCTTCTTTTAGCCCGCGCCCACTGAAGTATTCTTCAATGCCGCCGCCGTTTCTATACCCTCTGACGTAGGGGGTTCCCATCTTGGGATTATCCGAGAAGATTTGTGAAGTCTTGCTAACTTTAATCTTTGCCATACCTAGCCCCCGATTATCAAACTACTAGATATTGTAGTATGCACATAGCAAGAAGTATACAGGTTGTCAAAGTTTTTGTGCAAGTAAAAAAATCCCCGGGGACGTGACCCCCGGGGTGAATGGCGTGAAGGAGACGCCGGAGACAACTGCTGCAAAGCCATTATATCAAGTCCAACCTAAACTTGCAACGGGGCGAATCTCTCTACGCTGGGCTAGTCCATGCCCCTCGCCAACACTGGCGATATGGAGCATTAAGTACTGTAGGGCTTCAGCAACGTGTGAATGTTTGTTCTTATCAATATCCCCATCACCTTTGGGTTTATAGCGGTAGCCCCCCATCATGGCAGCCTTTAGCTGCGTACATGTCGGGTCAACTAAGAAAGCTGGGTCACCATCTACTTGCCGCATGAGGTAGTCGTCCACGGCATTAAGCCGTGCCGACACATTGTTAGTCTTAGCGGGAATGACTTTAAGCCCCTCGGCTTTGATGATGTCTACTGCACTGCGCTCATCGGTCTGCGCCCGCTGCACACCCGCAGGGTCAACAACCACTAGGATGGGCGCACCACCAAACTTTTCGTAAATCATCGGCTTGAGCATAGTACGCACGAAACGCTGGATGCCCATGTCAAACGATACACACTCGCCAAGTATCAGTGCCCGACCACGTGGGTCTTGCTGCCCAATGACTGCGGCTGGGGTTAACCCTAAGTCCATACCAATAACAATGGGGCGTACGCCGTTGGATATAAACCGAAGCCGTTGCTTAGCCATGTGGTAGTCCGGCCTGAAGTATTTATAGACAGGCATACCGGCAGACGACAACCCGTAGTCCCCGTCAATATATACACGGATGTATTCTTCCGAACGACCTTGGGTATCGTAATATCCCTCGGGGAGATTCTCAATGTTCTCAGCCTGTGGACTTCTACCTGAGGGTTGCTTGAACACATCCCAGCCGTTGTCGTTAGCTGACACGCCATCTTTGGGGTCAAGCCCCTCCATCTGGTAGTACCACCACGTATCCATAGTCGGTGGGTTGGTATCCCCCCACATCCCATGCCACGTCGGGCCACCGTCTTTAGCCGACGGGAAACGCCCAATACGCTTGGACATCGCATCAATAATGTCTGGGTGAATGTCTCGGCACTCGTTAAACCAAGCAAATGTCAACTCCAAGGAGTTCAAGTTGGCTACGTCATCCGCATCATCTAGTGCTCGGAACATAATCTCACACTCGACATCCCCCACTTTAAAGAAGTAAGTTTTGGTTGTACGCATGTACTCCCCGCACTGTCCGGGCGGGAACCAATCTAGGAACGTCTTGATGGTTGTATCTTGTAGCTGCCGTGCGGTTTCACGCACAATAGCCGCCCGCGTACGCCGCACGCCTTGGGCATTTGGCACTTGAGTACTGGCCCTACGGACAATTTCAAACGAAGAAGTTACTGACTTACCCGAACCTACCGGCCCCATAAGCACACGCATCTTAGCGTCAGACTCCATAAATTTTGCCCCGGTAGGAGGCGGCGTGTAGTTGATGTTCAGTGACATTAAATCTCCTGTACTAGCATGACCACAAATTCCCGGCCACGTTTTTTATGCTTCGTAATTTTTGTCCGGAAGGACACACCTGCGTCTTTTAACATAGTTGTAAAGTTATGATACTCCACAGAACTATTTAACACCACCGAACGAAACCCATTATAGGAAGTAGTAAACCTACTCTCTAAGTGCAATGGCAGGGGCATCCATAACCTCGACTGTTTGTGCTTCAATGACTTGGGCTTCGTGCTGCTGCCCACCTAAATTAATGGTGATACGTACGCCACCATTAGCATTGTTATCGACCTCAGTGGTTTTTGGCTCTAGCCCGCCCCACTTCACTGTCGATTTAATTAGGTCAGCCTTGACTGCGGGCGATACAGCGGGGTCATGTATTAATATCCAAGATGTTGTTAGGAGTTCTTCCGCCTGTGCACGGGCCTTTAGTCGGAATGTAATTCCCTTTTCCCGAACTTCCTCTCGGTAGTGCTCCACTTTCTTAAGGAATACGGGGTCGCTATTAAAGATAAGAATCTCATTAGCCGTGATGTTGTGGCGTGTCATGACTTCTTGCAAAGTCTCGCCACTCCCCTCTAGTGTGAGGGCAATGTCGAACGCCAGCCTATCTGACCATTTAGTGTGGTGTAGTGGTAGGGTATCCATAGCCGGAATATAACATAGCAATTTACTTAGGTGTCAACAAGTTTATGTTTGGTGAGTTAACTTTACACGTTCATTTTCTTTTTCATCTTCTTTTTCTTTTGCCGCCGCATAGCTTTCCTTTCTTGCTCCTCATCGTAGTGGTGTATCCGGTGGCAGTTAGCGCATAGCACCACGCATTTATCCACTTCTCGCATGATGCGTTTCCAGAAGTGTCCGCCGCGCACCAACTGGTGGAGGTGCACGTTGTCTTTGCTTTTTTCTACGTGGTGGAAGTCCAGTGTTGCTGGATGGTTCTGTCCACACCGTGTGCAGTGTAGCGTTGCCTTATACTCCGCAAAGCGTTTGGCAACCCTCTTCTTATGTGCACCAATGCTTTTAATTATTTCTTTTTTGTTTTTCTCGTAATATTTTTTCGAGTATAACTTTTGTTTTTGCTTCCTTATCTCGGGGTCTTTGTGTGGCATCTAAACACTTTCTCCAATACAACGAGTTGTTATACCCCCACGGTTTAGTAGGGTCAAACATTTTAAAACCCAACGCTGCAAGATTGTTTGCCGATGGGTGGTTATCTCTCGTGTCTGATATTACCCATTTGTAATTGACTTGTCTTGCTTTTTTGATTCTGACCGCAATTAATTTTTTCTGTAGACCAAGACCCCGATACGCAGATAGCACTCCTGCACGGCACAGGTATCCACAGTCGTACCATGTCTGCGACCGAACCAGTCCAGCAAAACCAATTGGTATTTTATCTGCGTACACAATCCACCACCAACCTTTGGTCACATCACACACTTGGTCTTGCGGCAGACATTTTTTCTGGAGATACGTGAGTGTCGCCACTACTTGGGTGTCGTTGGTATTGACGCGGCGTATGATTAGTTCCATATGTGTAGTTGATAACACAATTGTGTGGCACGGTAATGAAACTATTATAGCGGCGAAACTTTACACGTTCCTTTTTTTGGGTCTTGCTTTAAGCGGATTACCTATATAGGGCGGGGGTGCAAAAACGCAATCCATGTACCCCCCTGCCAGCCAGCCACAAAGCAAGCCAAAACAAAAACCAAAACTAAAAAGCATCAAGCCACAAGCCTTGTAAACAGGCGTATTTGACAATTTTGTAAAGTCTGGCAATCTGAAATTGTCGTATGCAAATGCAAACGATTCAG